ATGGAAACTATCAACTATAACGGAACAACAATCTGCGTTTTAAACGACAGCGACATGCTGACTGATTGCCCCACTGGAGCCTACGCAGTGATCGAGGATTCGGGTCACTATGTCGCTGTACGCGTCGGCGAAACTGACGCGCCAGCGATACACATTGATCCTGTTCCCACACTTGAAGACGCGCTTGATATAATCGCCGGGCGTCTGTCGTTTTTTGCGTAATCAAATCGCAATCAGTGTTGCTGCTATGTCGTAAAAATACAGCGTTCCTGACGCGACTATTTCTATCCTGATGTTTGTTACAGAACCGACAATGCCAGCGTCATACGGAATAGTTATCCAGCGCGCATCATTGCGCCACCCTATTCTAATTGGGGTCGATGAATTGAGCGGTGGCGATAGTGCGTTTTGTACCGTTCCGTCAGGATGTTCCGTTACCCGCGTAATATTATCCGATCGCAATTGAACAGGTTGAGCGTTTCCATTGCGCTTCACAATGATATTGCTCGATGTAAATTGCCCGAACGCGGCCGCGTCAATGACCGGAATACTAATTTCCATCATCCAGTATTTTTGTGCTGAAACTGTCGTTCCAGACCAGCGTTTAACAGAATTGTCAGCGTCAAAAATAGGTGAATCGGCAATATCAACAGGTTCGGTCGGAAACAGTTTTTTGAACACGCCGCCGTCATTGATCCAAGCTGCGGCCACGCGCTTAATCGTCCCAGCATCGTTAATGTCGAGACGTTTAACGGGGGAAAACGAGCCCCCGGATTCACGAAATATTGGCATTTAACCCCCGCTAAACTTGATACCAGATATGGCCTGCTGCGTAGCCTGCGGCGCTGGCCGGTGGTTCACTCGTTGATATCGTGTACCCCACCCCAATGTTATCGCGCGCAGCCGGTTTGTCAGGCACGTCTGCCAAGTTCTGTGATTTCGCCAAAAAGTCGCCGCCAGACGCCGCCCACGCACTAAACACAATTGGATTCGCGCCCACGTCAACGCAGTAGCGGTGATAAACGTCAGTCGTGTTGTACGGGTAGAACGTCTGGCGAATGCCTGCGTCGGTTGTTCTAATAACGTCAAGCATGCCCGCCAGCGCGACGGGATAATTCCGCGCTAACGTTGCGTTACTGGTTAGTGATTGGAATTTACGACCAGGTGATATAACGGTATTCAGGTTCTCAGTGCCGAGTGACGCGCTGGCCTGCGGAACTGCGCCCACATCAGCAGCCGTGAGCCCGTCTTTTGTTGCCAGTCCTCCCAGCCCCAGATTACTACGCGCTGCGGCCTGAGCGATCGCGCCTGCGGTTGCAATCTCAGATAGATGTTCATCAATCTGTAGATAAACCTCTGGCAAAACTTCCTCGGTCGCTGTGATCGTTATCGAATCAGTAACGCCGGAGCTGGCACCTGTTAGCGTGAGCGTTGCGGTACCGCCAGAACTGATAGTTAACGTACCGTCTATAGATAGCGTCGCGATCGTAGAGTCGGACGATGACGTTTGCACCGATTCTGTGTAATTAGATGGGCTATACGTGATCGGTACCGTGTATGTCCTATCAGCAATCAGATTCGGTGGAGCGTTGCCGATATCGATGTTAGTCAGGTAAATGTGCTGCGTTATCGTCGCTGTAGAAGCCAAGCCAGTTGACACGCTGGCTATTACACTCTGCGTGCCGCTGGCGCCGCTGTTTGCTGTGTACAGACCGTTACTATCGACGCTCCCGAGCGTTGGATCGGATACTGACCACGTAACAGGGTAATCAGCCGCCACGTTCGCCGGTAAAACCGTTGCTGTCAGTTGCTGCTGTCCACCAGCGTTTATAGTGCTGCTGCCCGGAGAAATAATTATCGCGGTCGGATGATCCGGTTTATCAGTGCTGACACCCTGAATGTAGAAGACCGTGAATGTTGTGCTGCTGCCCCTGTTACTCGAGTACTCGAAATTAATCGCAGCACCGGCCGTGAGCTGCATATCAACTAACTGACTGAACGGCAGCAATTCGCGGCGATGGTGTCCGTGTCCACGCGAACCGGTAACGAACCCGTAAAACGGCGTCGTATCGACGACCAAACCATTCACAGAGAGTTTGCTCTCCCAGTAATCGCGGCTTTCAACACCGTCAGCCGTGTAGTGACCGATGATCAGGATCTGGACGCAATCTGTCGGGGCATTCAGCACTACTGACCCCTGAGCATCGATATTCACTTGCGCGACCTGCAGGTTACCAACACGCGTCAGCGAATCGTTAATCTCGTCGATTTCACCATCGATGATGTCGGTACGCTCTTTGAGCCGTCGCGGCGATACTACTGTCGTGCCGCTTGTACCCTCCGTAATTTCTTGCGTCGTCGCTTCACGATAGATGAACTCTTGCCATTTCGTTTCGTCAGAGCCTGGCACTGACGTGTTGTTGTCAGCGATCGATACATAAGACTTAAACGGCTGATCCGCTGCTGTGCGGTAGCGAATAACAGCGCCGGAACTGTATGAGAACGCGCCGCCGTTGTTGTCTGCTGGCGTGATGTATTCGGGAAAACCAAACGTTTGATACTGACGCACAGCGTTAGTAATGGCGTACAGAATCGCATTCATATGCTGGCGATCAACAAATTTTGCGTTAGCGTCTACCTCTGGGTCTTTCTGATAATCATTACCCCACCCGGATGGAAATGAAATAGAGCCGTCGCTAGGCGTTGTTTCGGGTATGGTCTGGCGGTCGCCACTCGATGCAAACGGCACGCGAAAAAATTTCTGATCCATTATCGAACTCCAGAAATAAAAAAGCCGCGTTTAGCGGCTATTGGATTTATTTGATTGCGGTTTATTTTGCTGGGGAAACGCTATTGCAGTAAACGTTACTGTGTCGGACTTTAGACGCCACGACTGGCACATAAGGTATTTCTTCGCGTTCTGGCATATTGACGCGAACCTGAATGTAAAAACCTTTCGGCACGTCGATCGGTGTTTGGTCGGGCCATTCCATGTCAGGAGTGTGGCCCTTCTCTGAATCGAACGGCTCTTTATCAAGCGTCAGCCGATTTTGGGCGAATGGCATAGCGTCGGGGTGAACGCGGTGGAACGTGTAGACAGTGACTGAACCGTCCTCATGCACCTCGTAATTGTTCCATGTTAAATCCATGCTGTTGCGGCATTGCGGATTTTTAACACCGCCGTCCGAACCATTCCAGGCTGCATCAGAATGCATCCCGATGCATCCTGTTATTTTGTAGACGCCTTCTTTAAGGCGCTCAACGTTAACGCCCTCTGCGTCTTGATTTGCCTCAAATGAACCATCTGAATAGATTTTGATAACCGGGCTCGCTACGATTAACGCGCCACCGCTCCCGATTGTTGTATTGGCAGTGTGATACAGTTTTACGGGCGCTAACCATCCGTCAGACCTTTGCTTGCGAATTTCGAAATCATACCCTGTACTGGTCATGCCATTATCGTAAAATACGAAACCCCACTGATTATTATCAGCAGCGCCGCCCTCAGCATTAGGATTACCCCCGCGATGCCTAACGCTGATGTAACTCCGCCAGGCAGTGTCTTCATCGTTGATGACGCTGCCCATGCTCTGTTCGGTTGCCCAATATTCGAGAATGTCAGCAACAGTAGCAAACGTCGGCACAGCGGAAGCGTTTCTGACAAAGCCCTTACCTTGCGAGAATACTATACGTGGTGCGTCTATGTTTACAGTGCCGTTAGATTCCAACCCAATCGCGTTACCGCTCTTTAGATTTCGTAACACTAGGTTGTTTACGTTGGCATCAGGGTAACCACAAAACCAACGGCTACTACCATCGTTATCCTGCCCCTCCAAAAAGCTTACACCCCCTAGCGTCGCGGCTTGTATCATCAATGACGCATTGTTCCTGATAAAGACCTTGAGCGTGTTGATCGCCTGAATGGTGTCGGTGGTCATAGGACTGAGATTCTTGCTGTTCCACTCAGTAGTCCATGAGTTTTCCCATACTCCGTTCTGAACACTTATGCAGGCCGTCTTGGCTCCGCCAGTCGTGAACCCGATCGCCATTAAACAGCCGTAGAAATCGGCGTGCTCGATAGGATTCCAAAGCAGAACACAGTCAGCAAAGTTTGGGGGGCGATTGATGCCTGTCTGATTGACCCAATATAGCCCCGCCGCTCTTTCGCGTGTAAAGTAGTCAAACAGGTTGACGCCGCTACCGACATTTATTGCTTTACCGCCCCAGCCAAACTCCCCTTTAAACATTGCATTGCTCAGGCCGATATTTGCACGAAACGTAGCAGGGTTAACAATATCCGCCCCGTTTGCTGATTTCTTCATAGACGCATCAGCGCCCTGCTTTGCCGTGTCAGCGGTTTGCTGTGCTGCTGTTACAGCCTGGTTGATTCCAGTTAATTCCAGACTCACTGCATCCAGAATGCGCTTTAAATATTTAGTCCGGTTCGCTAATGCCTGAGCCTGAAAATTAGCAGGTCCACCCGTTCCGGCTAAAACGTCAGTATCTGTTTGCAGTTCTGGAATTTTAGCCGTGAATTCGTCCAGCTCATTAATCGGCGGTAAGTCATTTGGTGTTATTTCTGACATGCTCAACCTCGGAATTTATTAGAGCCATTAAATTTAATAACCCCGTTGAATTTAATTCGTGTCGATAATGATGATTCGACGCTTTCCCATTCACATAGCGGGTTTAAAACTTGCGCACGCGCAATAACGTCATATCCGACAATGAAATCAGGCGTGGTGATGAAATGACCGTTATCATCGGTTACCAGCCGTTCCGTAGCCGTCGCCCCTCCCGCTAGCGTGTAAATCAGCGTGACATCAATATCTGAAACGACGATCCCCACAGCCGCCGTCAGCGCGCCAGAAAGCACGCCATCGGAAAACGTCAGCGTCAGTTTCAGGTTCGTGTAGATTTTGATGCCGTCGCCGTGCCAGAACGGAGCGCGGAAATTTGCATAGTGCTGGCCGAAGCCAAAAGGTTTATACGTGATAACACGAACGTCTTTCGCCCCCACCCCTTGTGGTCGCGGGATCAGGTCATAATCCTGAATAAGTTTCTGCGTGCCAATATCAACATTGTGAGTAAACCAGATCAGGCGCATTTCCATGTCCTGCCCGTCCAGTAAACGTGTTGGCTCATTCATGATGTAGTCTGCGGCGAACTGGATTTCGTCAATCGTGGCCACGCTGTTGTTTTTGAATATTCTCGCCTTAATCATTCGGCGAAACAGATCATCATTAACGGGCGCTGGCTGGCATGCAGGCGAGAACGTCCCGAGTGGTCGAGTGCGGTAACCAACGATGCGACCGCAGATATCAAGCTGATCCCCCTCTGCGGTGTCGATATCCAGCATCTGTTGTATTTTATCGGCCTGATCTTCAATGCTGGCCTGAGCGATATCCGGCAATATTTTCAGCCACTCGATTAATTTCGGAGCGTTTTTATATTGCCAATAGACCCGGCTTAACGTCTTTTTCTTGTGGTCATACATAGACCACCTCGATGTTGTCTACGCTGAAAATGCCGAGCTGGTTAAACGCGATATCAACTTGGGCACTCACGGCCGATGCTGACGACATTCCGACACCGATCGACTGAGCAAATCCGCTGCCGGCGACAATGTAGTTAACTGGGGTATACAGCCGCCCCGCCCCAACATCCTCACCGATCCGAAATCCCGTTTTTGCAAATCCGGTTGTTTGCTCAAACCCGATGTTCGAATACGCAACGATAGAGCGTTTTATTTCGTCACCATCAAATCGCTGATCACTGGAAATGCTGACGCGAACAAAGATAGGGATAAACTCAGGACGGAAAAACGTGGCATTAAATGGATTTCCGCCTGGCGTAACCGTATCAGTGCTGATTCTGTTCGGGATACTGTTGTTATAGCGATTCAGCCCGCAGCCGGGGTTTTTTCGTTTGGCGATCGTTGCGACAATATCCGCAGGCTCGCCGCCGTCAATTATGATCGCTAGTGAATGCCCCTCAACGCCATTTTCATCCGGTGCGGATTCAGTGTTTTCATAAATACGGACCTGTTTCATTCCTTCCAGATTGACCAAGGCCGCATAAATATTGTCGAGCTGGTTATTGCCGGGGAACGCAACAGACTCATTGCGACGAACGCGAAACGCGTTATCTGACTCCTCATCACGTCCGAGTGATGCGGGGTTTGCGTTGGTAACAGCGGTAATGCCACCGATCGGCGTGGCAATGATCGACAGGTTATTGCTGTTTCCCGCCTGACTGCCAGCGGTTGTGCATGTAACGTTGGCTGTTGCCGTGCCGCCGCTGCTTGTTTCCACAGTGCTATCTGTTGCCCACAGCGTGCCAGTAATCCGGTTTCGCACCAGAGTACCGGCCGGAATTTCAACAAGCGGCGTGCCGGTGAATGTCACGGTAACAGTTGAGAATGTACTGTCTCGGCGTTTAATACCTGCGAACGCCGCTATGCGATCGAGCTGCTGGCCAATTGCTGAATTCGGATCGGCTGAGTGATACGCGCTGATAACAGCCTCGTCCAGATTCGCCAACGTTTCACACCACGCCGCGATAACGAGACCGTCCGGCGATTCTGGATTGATATTCCAGCCGTCATCGACATCCAGATAGCGCTGGCGCATAACGGCAAGGTAGCTGTTTAACGTCCGTCCGCTCACGCCATCTTTGGTAATTTCAGCCATCAGATAATTTCCTCATCAAACAGCAGTTCAAACTGTTCGTTATTGATGTCCACCAGCGAGGCGTAAATCGTGATTTTGCGTGTGGGCTGGTCGATGTTGAACTCAAACCGAGTTAGGCCAATCACGCCCGGAGCGGTCAGGATGCGCTGCTTAATACTGGCTGCGGCAATGTCTACCTGCGTTTTTCCGAGGATGGACTGAAACCACGGCGTTCCTTCCGCAGCGTTGAGAAAATATTCACCGAGAAACAACCGCAGACGCCTGATGACGCCCTGTCGCGTTGCCTCTTTTCCTGTAGCGAAGTGCTCGCCGTGCGTGACAATATCGCCGTCTATAAAATTACGGATCATGATTAGCGCCCATAAAAAAGCCCCAGCGAATGCCAGGGCGTGAATGTGGTGTCATAACTATTGAGGTCCGTCAGATACCCCACTGCCGCGCTCAACGCCTCCGTGGGCGTGATCATCAAACTCGATATCACCGACAGCTAAACCACCAGTGGTAACCTCTGTGCGTCCGTTCAGCGTTGTTTTGCCGTTGGCTGTCACGCCCTCAGGTGAAACCGTCAACGAACCGCCACCACATGTCAGAGTTATAACGTCATCGGATAGGTGAATGCGCACAGAGCCGTCACGGTTGCTCATGCCCATACCTGACGTGGGCAGGCCGGGTATGGCCGTTTTCAGCGATCGATAACCGGGAGAGAAGAACGCATCGCTAGCGCTGAACATCTCAGGACCTGTTGGCGGTACTGGACCGCCCATATCAAGCCACGCATCAACAGAGCGTTGGCTGAAATGAATATACCCCTCGGTACCCGCGGGTAACTCATGAAACAGCACCCAATCAGCAGAGCCGGAGAATTGCACAGGGACGTTAATCAACACAGATAGGGTTTCAATCGCACCATCGGGCATTCTTCGTTGAATGCCGCATTCAACCTGTGCGCGTTGTTTCTCTGAATCGTAGGCAACAACATGACCGGGCATGCCGATCATTAAATCCCCGAGCATGTTCATGCTGGCGGCTTGAATCGCTGAAAATAGCGGGTTTGTACTTTTCATTATGCTGCGCTCCATTGGCACCGGAACGTTGTACGCCAGTCGTCATTCCAGAAATCACCCTGATGCGTTGTCGATAGCACCCTAAACGAACCGGTTCGACGTTGAATATTCGACGTGTCATTTAGTCCGGTGTTGTACATGCCGCTGTAGTTGATAGTCCAAAAATCAGAACGAATTTTTATCAGATCGCCAGGCTGAATTATGTGGTTAAGGCGTGTATCAACCTCCATGTCTTTCTGGTACCAGCGAGGGTAACTTTCCATGCCGTTATCTGAATTCAGTTCGTAAGTTGTTGGCCGTGTGGCTCCATCCCGAATCAGCGTGGTTTTAGTGTCCGACAGCAGCCAGTCATAACGCCACGCTGCTTTCATAGCGTTTAAAAAATTCCTGCTTGATGTGTGGGGCAGCGTGTAGCCATGATTAAACATCGGCAGGTCGGAGAAATCGCCAACGGTTTCAATCGGTGGACCGAACGATCTCGCTACATCCTGTAGTATTTCTATTGCCTGCGTCTTCTCGCCCCATGTCTTGCCTATCGTGGCGTCAGACCAAATCACAGACCAGCAGTTGAGGCGCAGATAAACGTTCACACCATCGCGCCCCACCTCAACGCTATTTATCTGTCCGGTGAATATTTCCCCTGATGATTCCTCATATCCGGCAGTCAGTCGGACTGTGCCAAAACGCTGGCGGGTTTCATCAAATTTCTGTATCAACTGCCGATACTGATCAGACACGCCGTAAATCATAATCATGGCCGTGGCGACCTGATTCATGGGCATATTAGTGATCAGAAATTTGACCTGCGTTGGCGGCTCACACGTTAATTTGTTCCCCTCCGCTGAGGTCACTTCAAGGTTATACGTTCTCCCGAATAATCTAGTCATTTGGGTACCATCTCAGATTGTTTGTGACGCCGAGGTTTTCCATTGTCGGTGTTTCGCCATCCAGCACTAATCTGCCGATATCGGTATTCAGTCCTGCCAATAAATTGACGCCAACGTGTAACCCTCGTCCCAACGCGATCGGATTCCCGAACGCATCACGAATGTCTACGACAAAATAACTATATCGAGTGAGCCAGCGCACATTGAATCGCAGCGTTGCGTTGTTGAGCGTTGACGTAAACGAGAAATCAGCTAGGCCGCGCGTGAGGGGGACTATTTTCATTGCGGTGTTACCTCACCTAAATTGACGTTCGCCTGCCCCTGAGTTGCCGCCGAATCGCCAGCCGGCAGGTTCCGGTTTGTAGTCGCGGCGCCGTCATTTCTGTTTTTTATCAGTAGGGCTCGCATTTCTACGACGATCTCCTGCCCTCCCTCGTTTTGTTTGTTTTTCTGCACTCGCGTATTAGTAATGATCATGTCGTCATAGGACGAATTCACGCCAACAACTGTCAAAATCGACTTTTCAACCTGGAGCTTTCGGATTTCCAGCAACGCCGACTCAGATCGTTTGCTACCTGACACGGCGAACGCCAAACCAGCAGATGCTGCCAGTCCGGCCAGCGCCGCCGCCCCGCCCCCCAGAATCGAACCGACCGCGCCGACTGCAACACCAGCACCGATCCCCGCAATGCCAGAAAACTGGCCAGCCTCAGCCATCAGCGCCTTTACTGGGTTATCAGATATAGCGACCGTCATCGTTACCGTCATTGGCCGAGTAACGGCGTTGTCATTCGCTGTTTGACCAGTCTCTAACGGATACTCGCTAACATCCGTCCTCAGTTCGCTGGATTCCTCCAATATTGCATCAAAAAAAATCCCGCCGATTTCTGGGCGGGACTTATCGAACACTCCGACGATTGACATGATTACCACCGATTATTGTTAAATGAGCGCTCTAAGTTTTCTCCGGCTGTTGTTAGCGCCTTTGCGATTGAATCTTCAACCTGCTGCTCATTAAGCCCCAATCCCGAAACATTCAGCTCTACATGCTGGGTAACGCTGACAGGCGTTGATGATTCTGATCGGTTTGTTGATGAGGAATATGGCACAGCGCTACTCTGGCGGCTGTAATCCGGTAAATAATACGACTCCATTTCAGCCTGGCTGCGTTTCGGCTGTGCATAAGGTGATGATGGCAGTGACGCCCACACGCCGCCGAGATTATTCGTTGCCGTCATGAAATCGCCATTCAATACGTTATCCAACTGACCAGCACGCTGAATAAGCCATAATGCGGCCATGTCTTGGCTCTGCGGCGAAAAGTCGTTTAGCCCCAGCGCCGCCGCCGCCTCATCCCATGATTTTTGGGTGAACTGATAACGACCTGCCGCCGATGTTTTATTCCATGTCCCGTCCGTCTGCTGGAAGTCTTTTAACTGACGCGGGTGATCGGCCAGGCTGGCAATCTGCCCGCCGCCAAACATTGTGTGATAACCAGAATTCATATACCCGCTCGTACCCTCTGCGCGGGATATCGCATCAAGATATGATCGGGCGTTTGGGTTATTTAGCGCATCGCCAATATTGCCGGCCTTTTGCTTCAGGTATGCCTGATAAGGTGTCACGCCGCCGTACTGCCCGTTATACGGCACCCCCGGATTTTCACGCTCCCATTTTTTACGCAGAAATGCATCGGGGCTTTCCATCATCCGAGCATCTTCTGACGACGTGAAAAAGTTACCGGGTGTAAATGCCGAAACAGCTCCCGCAGTTATTGGGTTGACGAGCAATCGGCTTAACCATGACATCCCCCCTGATCCTCCAGCTGCGCCGCCACCGCCGCCACCTAACCCCAAAATTCTTTTACCAAATCCTAACGCGCCAACCGTTCCTGCAACGCCAGCCGCGCCGATCATTGCGCTGGCTATTTCAGGGTTTTCATGAATAAACCCGTTTACCAGTTCTAAAAATTTATTAACGATAGGGAGTAATTGCGATCCCATTGAATAAGCGAGGTTTTCAAAATTACGCGCCAGCTTTGCCATTTCATCATTAAAATCCTGAGCAACTTTCGCCAACTTGGGATCTATTTCTGGCGTCATGGCATTTGACATATTCATGCTCTCACGAAAGAACTTGCCGCCATATTCACCCAGCCGAGCTATGTCATCGTTTTCTGAAATACCAACACCCGATCGCATGTAGGCTCTTTCAGTTGTATTCATTGAGTTGTAAGCATTCAGGAAATATTCAGTAGCCGCATCATTACCCTGAGTCGTTGAAATTCTGACTAATTCTGATGGCTTAAATTTATCACTATAAAATGCATCTTGATTTAGCTGGCCTTGAGTCTGTCTGCGAACAATATCAGGAATGAGTTGCGCCAAACGCTGCCCTGACGCAACGGGGTTGGCAGAGCCGATACGCCGCATGGCAAACTCAAGCCCTCGAATTTGCTGGATCGTAAACCCTGTAATATCAGAGAGGCGCTTTAGCTCGCTATATGACGATGCGACACCTTGTGTCAGCGCCTTGAAACCCAGACCGACACCAGCAGCGGCGGCAAGCTGCATCATCCCATCGGTGACGCCTTTGATAGCATCAGCGCCTTTCTGGAATGATTTAGCGTCAGTCTCCAACCCAAGCGAAACTAACAGAGAATCGATTGTTCCTGCATTTTCAGCCATAATATTTCAGCCTTATTTGTTTTTTACAAAGGAATGATCATGAAGAAGATAGTAATCGCGATGGTTGCTTTAGGATTTCAAGGCTCAGCGTTGGCTTACCCATACGCCACAACATGCAGTGTTGAGCACATAATTATTAAAACTCACAATGGAATATCCTATCCAGAAGTAGAGAAAAGCACAGCTAAGCTCATCGCTTACAAAGATGAGGATGTTAAACGTGTTGAAGTTAGGGGTTTGGTGATAAAGGGAGTCCCTACCAACATTGAATCACCACCTCTTTCCGAATTTTTTCACAATGATGGATTTAGAGAATGGAGTTACCTCAGCGATAGAGAGCAATTCATATATTACTACACGTCAAATTGGTTATATGTTGAATTTGGGGGGAACTTAAAAAACAAAGAAAAAACAAATACAACTGATAAGTTTTTAATAAGGAATTGCCAATAATAAAAAACCCGCAATTAAGCGGGTTGGGCTTATGAATCAGTCGTTACGCGGCCACGCCGCTCACGCCAAGCATTTTCGAGATCTTAGCGATTCCCTTAGCGGTTACGAGCACCTGTTCGACAATCTTCTCGCTACCATCCGAACGGGAAACGGTGGTCACTTTATGTTCCAGATAACCAGACTGGATCTTATCCTGATACCCCAGCCACGCTTTCCCACCAGCACGTCGATAAATCCAGTGGCTCTCTGACAAGTTTTTGAACAGAGACTTCGGTTGAACCTGTAAGTGCTTCGCGGCGTCAGTGATACACATGCTGCCGTCAGCTTTGGCTATTCGCCCCAGAGCTTCAACATCTGGCTTCATTTCCTCTACACGATTCTCAAGTGCAATAACTTTTTCCGTGTAGGTCAGCAGAGTACCGCGAAGAAACGCAGGATCATTCAGCGCTTTCATAGGGTCAACCACTGGAGCTAACTTCCCAGAACGATAGTCGATGAACGTCTGGTTTACCTGCAACCGGAATGCTGGGGAGATCCAGCCGGCATACTCAACAGCCAACAGTTCGTGGGCGAAAGTGCCTGGAGTTACACCACCCTTCTGAACTTTGAGCACTTCTTGACCTAAGGCGGAATTCTGCCTTAGCTCCTCCACCAATTCCTTGGCCTGCTTTGTTTCCAGCCATGTTTTGGGGCGTTTTGCGTCTTTCCCGCCACTCGCTTTATGCAAAGCGTTCAGGTTAAACCGACCTTCCGCATCCGTGGTAATTTCCACGCCAGCAATGACAGGAAGGGATTTGTTTGTTACAGTTGATTTAGTCATATGACCTCATTTGCTACGGGTTTTGACAATGCCAGCAGGTGCGAACTGCTGGCGTTTTTATTTGCACTACTGCAAATTCTTTATTGCCCCAGTTATTTTTTCGACCATCTCCTCTTTGCGCATGACCACCCAACCATTACGCCGAGCCAGTTCGGTAAAATCATTAAGTGTCAGTAAAATTTGATCTTCACGTAGCGGTAATGCCTGCGCCACCGCCCCGTTAGGGTGAAGATACAAAAGCACCCGATTACTTTCAGTGGGTAAAGACCATGAAGCGGGAGCCTTGCTTTGTTCCAGTTGGCGCGGTAATAACTCACCGTCCAGCGCCAGCTTATGCACGTATTCGACCGCCTGGGGTAGTAGCTCCGGCGCGAGTTCATCAATGCTAAGCACATTAAAACGCTGGTGGACGTAGCTGTACGCCTCTGGATACATAATCCCTTTCTTTCCCACTAAAAGATTCACAGCATCACGTAATGGCGTACGTTCATCTGTATTGGTTTTACGCGGATTGGTTACCTGCCCTTTCGTCCAGTATTCGTAGAGGACGTCATCGCATTCATTCTGATATCGGATAACGCGATCACGGTTCTCGGTTTTAACTTTATTCGGGCTGATAGTGTTCAGCCACGCGGCCAGTTTGCGCAGAGCAAGGCAAATCATTTTTTGAATGCCACCAGCAGTGGGTATAGAGATTTCCTCTATTCCTTTGGAAAAGCGCTGTTTCAGCTTCGTGTACTGCCCCATCCAATCCATTCCCATACCTTCAACGATCGGCTTCATAGGCGTGTACGGCTCACCACAGTGATTAACGACGAAAAGATCTACCCCATAAAACGGCACATTGATGGCGCATGGTGCTGTTGCTATACTATTCATGTTGGTTTTTCCCGCAAAGGTTGACTGACAAATAGAAGCCCTGACTATCGCAAGTAGTCGGGGCTTTCTCATTTTTGGTTCGCATTAACACGCTGCCCCTTGATGCGATTCATTCTTTCCGTAAGAAGCTTCACTAATTCCCCATTCAGTGAACGAGCATTAAATTCAGCCTCAGATTCAAAAAACTCTCTCACATCAGCAGGCATACGCAATGGATATGGCGTAGTTCTAGCCACCTTATGACTCATATGGACTCACTTTTTTATTCATGAAATTAATATCACCACAAAAGAATGGATCACATGGACTCACTTGTCAATGCTATACATCGTAAATACAATGTATTTACACGAGTCAAAAGGAGTCATGGTAATGTCAAGAATCGCGCCCTATCCCTTGCGGATGGCTCCAGAAATTAGAGAGCGCCTTGAGCATGAAGCAGAAAAGTCCAAACGGAGCCTTCAGCAAGAAATCCTCTACAGGCTCGACAAGTTCGATCAAATAGAAAGGCTGTTATCTTCCTCATCGTCAGATAACGAAGATATCTATATGCAGGTTGCTAATGCTTTACGCTTGGCAAAGTCGGTTGATGATAAAGCAAAAGAAATTGAAGCTCTAAAGGCGAGAGTTAATGAACTTATGAGTACATTAAAGCTATCGGAGACTGACAGATTTGCAACCATTAGTACCAATGCTGAGGTGATAGAGAAGGCAATCAGCAAAATAATTAGCGCGTTACCACCGATACCAGAACCAATCAAAAAGCCCACCTGAGTGGGCTTTAATTGTTAATCAGCCTTGGCTGCTAAAACTGCCTGCAATCCATAGTTGATGCTATCACGCAGATGGTTAGCATCAGACGTTGCGATGAAAACGGCTGCGGCAATGATGCAGGCTATGTAATTCTGGTTAGTTATGAGTGATTTCACGTTTGCTTCTCGGTTGCTGGATTTGCAAAAATCTTGCCACACAGAGTCGGCGAGCGACAAGAAACAAAGAGCACGGATCGAGGTCGAAAAATTAACTACAGCCAGAAAGCAAAAACCCGCCGAAGCGGGTTTTGTGATAAAAAATCTAATCAATGCAATTTTTCTTTGCTTATAACCAAGAGACGATGCAGATGGCAATCTCTGTCGTCACCCCAGCAAAAATCTGCCCAAGTAGTATAAAAATCATCCCACGAGGTCATGAATGTTAGCGGGCGATCTTCTTCCGTTCCGTCCGACACGTAGACATGGTAACCGCTGGTCTGTATCGCCCAAGCAATCATTCCTTCCCAGAAACGACGACCGTCTGCGGTTTGCTCGCTATCAGATATAACTATTGAATAATTCTCAAGGAAATACTGAAAAAATCGTTGTGGCAACCCGTTCACAGCTGAACGGTACTGGGGCTGAACAGTTCGCCATACCATTATCTGAGTGCACGACTTACGATCAGGGATAATGCAGTCCATAAACTCAAGACGTACGGCATAGACTGTCTCAGGAATCTCAGTATCAGTAACTAACCGATAGTGTTCATCACTACGTGATTTCAGAAGCCGATACCCATGGGGGGTCGTGTAACCAGGCAACGAGAAATCCCCAACTCCTTTTTGCAAAAAATCAGTCGTATGCTCGACGTTTTTTTCAGTCACGTTCAATTTTGCATTGAAGCCTGCGTCATGGATATTTAGTGGCATTAAATGATTCACTGTTAACTTTGTCATGTGTCCTCCAAGCTTTGTCGGAGTCCTTGAATTTTAGTTTGAATGCACTTGTTATGACTTGTGCTTAATAGAGTGTATTACCTTTGCTCATTTATGAGCAACAGTTTTGGCGTAGAAATTGTACATCAAAAGATTTTGAATTCTGTGCAATTGAAAATCTTCGATAAAAAATCCTCAATTTCACAATTCGAATTGTGCACTATAAGATATCGACACTATTGCAATTCACTTTAATGTCTTCTGAAAACATCCTTGTTTTCGTTGTCAGTTTTTTCGATCTTCTCTGATACGATCTACGCTTTCGATTGCTGCTTCAATCACTACGTGCATGGCCTGCACATCATCAATCGTGTAGGTGCCGTCGAGCATATCAGCCCATCTTGCCAACGGCGGGCAGACATCACCCGCCCCCAGACACGGACGCCAGAGGAACCAGTCTATTCCGCTTCCGTCTCGCTCGTCGCTGCTGCGCTTGCGCCGTTTTCGCTCCCTGCGCTGAGCTTCCAGAAAGGGCCTATGTTCTCCCGCAGGACTTTGCCCAGCAGCAGCAGGTAGTTTTGGATTGCGTCCTGAAATAGGTTTTCAGCAACCGGAATATTGTCAGCATCGCGCACAATATTGCCGTTCTTGATACACAAATCTTTAAGGCGGTTGAGTGACAGTGCATCCATGCTGGCCAGCGCTACAGCTAGTCCCATGTCCGATGCATTATCACCCAGCGCAGGGAGCACGCTATTTTTTGTGGCGATCTGTAGCATTTCGAGCTGGTCTTTTGCTGACGGCGTAGCGCCTGTGTACAGCACACCTTCGATCTCAATTTCAATACGGCGTCCCATTAGGTTTCCTCACTGTCTGCAAATTCAAAAATGAATGACTCGTCGCTGACGCTGGTTTTACCGCCGCGCGTCATTGAGCCACGGTTAATCAGAACGCCATCAAATCCCATCACAGTTTCTGCGGTTCCGGTTTGAAAAAACGTAAACGTAGCATCCACTCCCGTTTTCTCTACAGCCAGAATCTGCCGCACCTGGTCGGAACCGGGGATCAGATTGACAGTGACCCGTTTTGGTCGCGTCTGGCTATCCAGACGCACCGATGTTTTACCGATACCGCGTTTCAGTGTGGCGCGCGGCTCTAAATCCTCGATCGTGATTGGCGGATCGGTATCGCCGAAATCATCGATAGGAATACCGAATACCGTCAGGTTGGCGCCGTCAGCACCATACCGTTTCATTGTCATTGTGGTTACTCCACGTTGATGTTGATTTCAGCGACGTGACCAGCACGTGCCAGAATGACCAGAATTGATGTCGGCGGGTAAACGCGCGCTTTACGCTGTGCTGATGTCATGTCGAGCACATCCTCAGGCGAACTGCGCAGCACAAAACCGAACTGCGCCACTTTCGTTTTTCCATCGTCGGGATCGACGTATGAACCGGTACCCAGCACGCCGTTATCGAAAAACCGTTTGCAGGTAGCCGAGACGGCCGACAGCAGGCCGGCATAATCACGCGGAGTCATGGCGCGCTTAGAACCTGCGCTCGCGATGTAGTTGTAACCATCCACCTGAATGTGATTTTTCAGCACGTCGAGATTAACCACATCATCAATAAATTCGCCGTATGACGACATCGATTTGCTGTTGATGACTCGACTGTTATCTGTTGAGCCGGCCAATTCAATCTGAGTGAAAAACACAGCGTTTTTCGCTTTCAGTGCGTTGTATGCGCTGGTGGCCAGATCGTCGCCACTGACACCGGGCAACACCTGATATTCACCAGTGATAGCGGTATTACTGCCCGTAGGCCGGAATTTGTGGAATGCCGCCGCCAACTGCACCATTGCGTAGGCTTGTGATGCGTCAGCGGTAACAGACGCCGCTGATTTGTATCCCGCGAACACATGTCGATTGCCCTTCGCTTTCAGCGTGGAAATCACATCATCGGTGACGTTCTGGTCAATGATGTTATCTGCACTAAACGTAAACCACAGCGGGTGGCTGGCAGCATCAGACCAGTCGGATAAATCCGGCAGAATTGCCGCCGTCACATCGGCGTTCTTGAGGAAATAGTGATAACGCCAGATACGGTCGTTCGCGCTGTTGATGATTTCCAACAGCGTATCGGTCGCGTTCTTCATCCACACGGTGATGGTTGGCGGTTTCGGAGTGTTGGCGAAATAGCGGGTTGCAATGCGGTAAATGTCGCCGTCAGTTTTAAAATCGGCAGCAACATCGGTTACTGAGCTGTAATCGCGGAACGTATCAACCGCAAATGTCACTCCTGTAACCAAATCAGCCGCATCAGCGAACACTATCGCACTGGAAAAATCGGCATACCCCAGTCCCGCTGGCGTTAGCAGCAAATTGACCGGGATAATATTATCGACTGGATAGGCCATCGAGATATTTACCCCTCGTTAGTTAATTGGATATCGAACCCTGCGGCACGCAGCAGTTCGTATGAAACGGTGTGTTCAATAAAAAGGTGGATGTCAGCCTGCCAGCGCGGTTGTATACCTGCCTGCAAAATTCCGGTGAGGTTTCGGCATGTGCTGACGTAGCGCCAGGCTATTTCGTTACGGTAAAGGAACTCACTGACGGGCTGGCGGAGATTGGCGTTATGCAATCGCATGATTGCGCTGTCTGCGCCTTCGTTGATGATGTTCACGGATAAAATGAACTCCATCGATGTAGCCACGGTTTCGCGTAAATCCTGCCACAACCCCAGCGCGGGAGCGGTATCCTCCGTTGCGGGGGTTAACTCACGCCGCCGCTGTGACCAGCCGTATGCACGAATGGGAATGGGTTTGTAGGTGGCATACAGGCCAGTTGGCGCGTCACGCCCCTGATCGGCAAGGATTACCGTTTCAACGCCGGACGTCAGAGATACCAGTTGCTGAAACACATCGTACAGTTCGCTGATATTCTCCATTAGCCAGCACCTCGGTACCGCTCAACAACGGCGCGGCAGAAATTACGCCACGGCCGGTTGTCGCACGACATAACACGCCATTGGCGCACCGCCTGCCCGTCACTGAATTCCAGCAAATCAGCAAATTTGCCGTTATCATCCGGGTAGAGATAATTAACGCCGTCATTGATATGCACCACTCGCGCATCCTGCGGGTTAGCGGTGCCGCCCATCCCCATCAGCATCTGCATATCTTTCCATTTCGCTGGCTGGACGTTGACGTGCGTGAGGGGGATCGTTTCGCTCGGGGTAGTTTCTTCATAGCGCCCACCTGGTCCGGTGTAGCCACCAGAGCCAGCACGAATTATCCGCACGCCTCCATCAATGGGAGAATTAAACGTCGAATCGACGTGGCCCTTCATATCCAGACCGTTACCGAACATCGTCAGTCCTCCACAACGTGTGTGATTTTGCCCTTTAAGAAACCGTGATAGATAAGCGGCTTCGAGCTGCCTTTAGCCTTGATTGTTGAATCGGCGTTAGCGGGTTGAATGCCTGCCTCAATCGCTTCCTGACAGAACCCAGCGGCGCGGGCTCCGATTTGATCGAGCATCTGAAACGCGGTGATTTCTCCGCGCGCAACCGCGCCAGTCAGTGCGCGAAATGCCTTTTTGATGTTGTCCTGATTCTGACGAATCGGAACACGGAGAAATGAACGCTCCGGCACGCGTCCGTCAGCGGAGCCAAACTCCTGAACAGCCCCGATAACGGCTATCGGTGCACCGTCTTCATAATTGCCAGAACCTGCGGGTAGGCCAACCAGTACGCGGCGTTTAGCCATAACGCGATCTTGAATCTCTTTTAGTTTCTGCGCGATTTTATTACCACCACGCGTCTCAGCATTGAGTTTCATACCATCACCCCGCCCGTCCCCGCGCGGCGACGCAGGCGCATAAACTCCACGCCGTATGTCGTCAGCGGCAAATCGCCGTTAATCGTCAGGTCATCCATAGTGACTGACGGCACAGAGAATGATGTCGATTCGTCGCCAACGGATTTCCCCGAAATAGCATATGCCGCGCCTACATCGCCACCAGCAGAGCGCTGGCGCATAACCAAACGGTGTGCAGCAAACGCAAACATGCCGCGTTTTTTGATGCTGACTACCTGCCCGTTTGGATACCGACCCCAGCGTTTACCTGTTTCCGCGTCGCCCTCAGCAAGTGCAGTGATTACCCCCGAATCCGGCCACGTTGTTTCGTCGCTGAATTCGGGGTAATAGGCGCGAAAATCGACAACGATTTGCGCTGTGATTTCCATCATTACCCCCATAAAGCAAAACCCCGCCAAATTGACGGGGTTTATTCGTTTTCGTTGGTGCCGTCGCCAGCACCGCCAGCACTCTGGGCGGCGATTTCTGCGAGTCGCTCATCGACCGCTTTTTTCAGCGTTTTAGCGCCAGCGGCTGAAGGGGCTCTTTCACCGAACAGTTCTTCGTATTGATCACGCAACGCATCTTTATCCAGTATGTCCGCCCCGTCGCCAGCACCGCCAGCACCGCCAGCACCGCCAGCACCGCCAGCACCGCCAGCACCAGCATCGATCTGCGCTCGCAATGCAGCAATAGTTTCTTCCAACTCGTCAACACTGACGCCGCTCGTCGTAACCGTTGTTACGACCGGCTTATCATCGTCGTCATGTTCAGCGTGGATCATGCCTGCCGTAACGAACAGATGATTGCGGAAATCGCCTGATACCAGCGCAGAATGTCCACGCTGGATAGTGATACGTTGCCCCTCAGCATCAGTAACAGTTACGGGCGCAGTATGATTATTGAATAATCCAGCCATTTTATACCCCATCAACATAGTGGCCAGCTTTCGGAATGCGCCACTCAGTGCCGCCCGTACGAACCAACGCAGGAACTTTAAAATTGACGTTATCCGCCGTCGCCGGAGCCAAAAAGCGTAGCGGCATCACGTCATGACCTTTCACCACACGCAGTTCTTTTTTATAGAACATCATGCGATCGGTACCGCCAGCGCCTCGCCCTTTCAGCAAAATGTCGTCTTCAAATTCAATGTCTTTGAAGTTTTGACGCAGGAATTCCAGCAGGGTGACATTGCTGGCGTTTTGCGTAGACAGCAGAGTACGCATCAACAATTGATGCTGTTCCGCTGGCAGTACGCATGCATTCGGGCGGTGTACCGTGTTCGTGTTTCCGATATACACGGAGTTATACGCATTCCCGAAATAATCGAGAATCGGTTGCGTACCCTGATTAGGGATTGCAGCCACCAGCGCAGCCAATGTTGCCGGAGCCGCTTCAGATGATACGTTAGGGCTGGTGTATAACCCCTCGCCGATCCCCTTGTCTCCCAGCAGATAAATTTTATTCATCCCCTGCTCAACAACGTCCCGCACCGCCTGACCGCGCTCAGCGTCAAGATTCACGTTATTCAGCATTGAGAAATTAATCTCTTCAATTGAATACGTGTATCCCAGCGCTGCCGTTTTAATTTCGTGAAAACCCTGACTCATGGCGATGTCTACAGTCGGAATGTCTGTAGAGTTTGGCCCCAGCACCTTCAGTTCCCCGCTTGAGTCAACCGCTCTGAATACCACTGTTTTTGACCAGTCAGGGGCGCTGTCATCCAGTGGCAGCAGTGACCCGTATTTGAATTGCGGATATTCCAGACGGTAAATCTCGGACTCAATATGCGCCGCCTGCTGCACCATGAAAGATATGACCGCCGCAGGGGCCATATCGTACGCACTTTTTCTCATTCTGTTTTTCCTTCCGCTTATGCGCTTACGTTCAAAATGCCGTCAACGCGGATTTCACCCACTTCACCAGCCGCGACATCCTCAACCCACTTAACTTGATTGAGAACCAGCAGTCCAGCACCAGAGCCGGTAGTCAGCCGCCCCTGATTCACACCTGCGGTCAGAATGACGCTGACGGCCTCGCCTGCATCAGCACCGTCGACACACAGCGCAAACATCGGCCCACGGCGCAAAATGGATGCAACGTGATTGACGTCATATCCGGATGCATAGTTGGGCGGGTTGGTTGGTGCTGATGGGCTGAATTCAGCAAGCGAACGCACGCTGAACCCGATGATTTCTGCCGCTGTTGTCGTGGCAGAAACAGGCGCGCAGCTACGGGTCGCAGAACCGCGCACAACGGCACGTCCAAACGACACCAGAGCTGTTTCAACATTGCGGGAGATCACTTCAACAACATCAGTTGTTGATATTTGCCCCTCGTACGCTTTGCCGCGAAAGAGCGGAAAGCTATCCTGAGCAATAGCCATTATTTAGCCCCCTGATTCTTGTTGTAACGTTTGTCCATAAATGCCTGCCGCGAACTATCACGCTGCGTCTGAGCATCACCCGTTTTTACCTTCGCCATGTCGCGAGAGAATCCGCTCAACGAATCAGTAGAGGTCTTACCCTTGTTTTCATCGTCGTCATCGTCGTCATCGTCGTTTTCACGGCGTTCCTCTTCCGCGTCAAAATAGGCCGTAACATACGCATCAGGAGCTTTGTCCCATGAGCCGTGTTTGCGGCAATTAATCCCCGCGGCATCCAGAGCGGCGCGTTTAATTTGCAGCGGATCGAGTGAATCGCAGGAGAATTTCTCGCCCGCAATTTTCGCAGCGGAATCACGGGCCGCCACGACCTCGGCGATCATCTTGGAAATCGAGTCTTCAGAGGTTTTCTCCTTCAGTTTTTCGATCTCTTCGTCTTTCGCGTCAGATTTGGCCTTTTCCTTTTCCAGTTCTTCTTCCGTCTGGTCTTTCGCGGCCTCGGCTTTCTCTTTCTCTTCCTCGGCATCCTTTACGCGCTTTTTCAGACTGTCAAAACTGGCCTGAATCAGTTGGCCGGTCGCCTCTTCTGCAACTGTCGCGCGCGTGCCGGCATCCAGCACAACAATAAATGGCATGGGGTATTCTCCCGTTGGTTTAGCATCGAATAATCGCGCTTTGCGGCCAGCGCGAGCCTGGTCACATAACGCGATGTGGTTAATTTTGATGTCACGTTGAATGAATTCGTATGGCGTCCCATCCGGCGCAGTGCCGGGCGTTTCGTCATACTCGGATGTATAACCGGCTGACAGTTCAGCCTTGCCAGCATCGATCTCGTCAATGGCCTGCTGGTCTTTAATCAGCAAATCAACGACGACATAATCACCATCCTGCCGACCGGACGATATTGCATGTCCGGCCGTCACCTCTTTGAACGTAGTGGAATCCACCAGGTCATCAGGGTGATCGATGGTGACATCCATGTTGTCGTAGCTCGCTAGGCTGCTGGGCTTAAAAACCTCCTCAGGTGGACGGTAGACATTAACGAGTTGACCGGGTGGCCTGTCCGTTAGTCCCAATTCGGACGCCAGATATTGCTGGATACCGACGCGAGCAACCCGACCGGGGACTTTTAAATAGCCCTCAGGTGTAATTTCTCGCTGGGATGGAACGGGAAACGCCACGCGGTCACGAATAGTGATCCGCATGATTAGTCCTCAGTAGTCGAGACCTTTGATTTGTGGGATGGCATGGCAGCGGCATCCGATGTGTGCCCTGCCGGGGAATAGGTCAGTTTGACCGTTATATTTCGCACCACGCGACCAGAGATAAACGCCGGCCCCCATGCCAACATCTATCCGTGAGATAGCGAAACACGATATTTTGGCGAGGGGATATTTCCCCGCGGGGTTTCCGCTCACACGCACGTCTTGCGACGTTGACCAGCGAAAGCGATCAATGCCTGCGTTCTGCTGGCGGGCGCTTGTGATATCAGCCTGAATTTTTGCTGTCTGGTCACGTGCTATCAGATGTGCGCGGTTGTATGCGGTTCCCGTGCTGTGTTGCAGATTACGAACAATGGCTGTGAGCGAATCACCGCGCAGGATCCCGTCAAACACCTGCATCTGGATATCCTCGAAATAATCCGATGACAGCGACTTAATCAGCGCAACGTTGCTCTCTATCGATGCATCAACGTAATTGACCAGATTTTCGTTAACCATCAGCGCGGTCATATCAATGCCGATAGCGCGGTTTATCTGCTCAACAAACGCCGCCGAACTGTCCGACTCAGCACGACTGACGACGCGTTGAGACAGTCGCTCAGCATTGCGTTGAAACGCCGTATTCATGAATCGCTCTGACGCCTGCCGTATAGCTTCTTTCAGAATGTCAGTTAGATAGCTGTCTGCGGTGTAGTTACGACGCAGTACCGGAATCAGCGCCTCATCGACCGCCTGCGCCATTTGTCGAACCATGTCGCGGAGCTGCGCCCGATAAAATCGCTCGGCGGCGTCATTCGGCGTGGCTGGTCGGATTGGCGCTCGGCGGCGTATTGGCGTTTTCGCCATTAGCTCTTGCAAGTTCTGCAAGCTGGAATTCGTAATCACCGTCCCGCTCTGCTTTTTCGTCAGATTCGAGGTTGGCAATATCAGACTCTTTGAGGCCATAAACGCCTTGCTCCATCAGTTTGCGCGCCACTTGAGATTTGCGAACAACGCCCTGCTGCAAACGGAGTTCATCAGCCTGCGCATCTGCCAGCCGCTGAGCGGATAGCTCGGTATCAGTAGGCTGAGATAGCGGGGCAAACTCAAAATCGAGACCGTCAGGCATGGCGCCCAGCGTCGAGCGAATCAACACCTCGTCAATCCGCTTCAGGAACGGACGATATTTCGATTCCTGACCACCACGTATGGTGTTGTAGTAATTGTTCATATCCCCCTGACCGCTATCGCCGAGCCCTTTTGACTGAACGCCAAATAGGCGCGTCATGGGAATGCCTGCGGCGCCAGCCGTCCATTCCATCAACACAGACAGGATTTCGCCGAGCCCACCAAATGATATTTGCTTACGATCAAACTCCTCATTCTTATCCAGCAGCGCCAGACGATAGAGGGATTTCATCATTCCAAAAATGTTGTATCGCTGCGCTATGACATCATCCATGTCGCCAGCTGCCAGATCGTTAGCCAGATTTTCCCTATTGATGACGTCAATGTTTGCCTCTTGAATCAGCGCCGCAACACCACCTTTGGCAGAAACCGCATCTTTAACGTCCTCTAAGCATCGACGCAAACGGCTGTCATCCCACCCGCCATTTATCATCCGTAATCGCATCGGGAGTGGCGCACCCGGCGCTTTCACAAAATGGCTGTAGTGGATTCGTTGAGAACCACCGTTCACAACGAAGTAATCCGGCAGCATGTAATTCTCTGCCAGCGGATTAGTGACGTTAAACGCCTGCCCATTGATAAACATGCGATCAAGAACAAGCAGACGTTTTAACGAGCCCTTTTTTATTTTTTTTACGCGCAGTGGCTTGTCGAATGGCTGGTCAGTAATCATCAACGCGCCAGCGCCGCCATATACGCCAGCCCATTTAAACGCATCCTGCGTTACAGCCTGAACGCCGTAGAACTTCTCCGCCTCACGAATGGCGGTCGCATCATCAGAGGCAAACTCCCGCCATTCGCGAGTTGAATCATCCACCGGGATATCAATGATGTCTCGGGCGATCCAGTTATCAATGTACGCGGCCTCCAGCTCTGAAAAATCTTGCAGCATGTTGAATATGAAACGGTTAAACGTTCTGCGGTCACGCTCCGTCCCCATTCCGGTCATCATGTTAGCCAGACCATCATTACTAACTCGGATTCTGGGCTTTCCGCCGTATTTACTCTCGGTCATCGTTAAACCCATCCCCACCCGGCACCAGCGCCGGAAATTAATTCGATCTCGATCGCGTCCATAAACGTATCGAGAATGTCATCGTTTTTGTGGCTATCGTCTGCGGAGAAATCCGCGCATTCCGCGAGTGCCGGCATAACCCAATCAGTTCGTGCGGCCACGGTTCCATCTGCGTAATACACCTGGTCGATTCGCTGGCCGTCATCGGTTAGCAATGCGGGGATAAATACCGTTCCCGTTTTGATTTGAGGGACGGTGTTCAGGCATCGAATCAGCTTGTTTTGTCCTGCGCCGCGCGGGATTTCCAGAACAGGAAGCGCTTTGCGTTTTTTCAGCGTGGTGATTAAACCTTGCCCTGCCTGCTTGTCCTCAATCCCCATGTGACGCAATGGCGCGGGACGCTTACGATCGAATGGTCGCCATTTCTCCCACAACTCAATCGCCGTTTTTAACAGGTCCTCTGGATCCCATTTCCCACGAACGCTATCGATGATGTAGAGGTTTCCGTCAATGCCCATGCCCACCAGCGTAAAAACGGTGTAGTCATTGAAATCCTCAACTTTCCCGCTGTTTGTATCGACGTAGACGGCGCGGTGCGTGAGTTGCGGCAGATGCGTGTAACGCCGGAACCAGTCTGTATCAATCAACCCACCAGTGAGCGCACGCGGACGCTGCATGTATTGAGACAGGAACGTGTATTCATCACGCTCCCATAGCCGCATCAAATCGCCGACGTATTCGTTTACAGGCCAGTACGACCAGTAACGAACGCCACCAACAACAACGCTCTCAGTTTTCTTGACGGAGAACCAACACAGCGACCGCCACGGTTCCGGCAGCGAATCGATGTACTCTTCGCTAACAAGTGCAGGGATTGTGACGTGGTGGAAATCCATCCCCATACCACCCGCCAGCATGAAGCCGGTTGCATCATCGGTGTGCAGGCGCTGCTGAATGCTGACGAACGGCGTCGGGTGGTCTTTCGATTTATCGCCTCGACGTGAACGAATGGTGTTCACTAGCAGGCGGTTGGCGTTCTCACGTTTGGTACCGGAAAACATGTCCTCCGGTTTGTTGTAATCATCAAGGCAAACGAAACCGGAAAAATCAGGACCGGGGTAACCAGCACGCCCCCCTGTTATTTGTCCACCGCTGGAGCGTGAAACCGTCTGGCCAACAGTGCGACCGCGACCGTTGACGACCTCCCATTCCTCAGCCTGATTTACGCCGAACTGACACGGCCATAGCGATTGATATTCAGGGCTCGCGATAATGTCACGCGTGCGCCGTGAGTTACGCTTTACCAGCGTGTCAGCAAATGAAATATTGAGATTGCGGAATTTCCTGAGCTTTTCCGTTTGCACCAGCATGTTGATATAGGCTGGCAGGTGGACGGAAACGAACTCGGTTTTTGTGCCGCCAGGCGGAACGTTGATAATCAGGTTTCGGGGCTGCAATCTGCCAGCCACCAGATCATCAATTTTGCTGGCCATCATTTTGTGATGCCAGTTCACCAGCAAGCGATCGCCCTGCAACATCTCAAACCACAGGCGGGTGAAGTTGAGGAATGATTTTTCAGACTTGGATTTCAGGGCTACCCGAGCGGGGAAATCCAGATTTTCCCATTCGAGTAACTGTGTCATTTTTCAATCCCGATTTTTACCCGTTTTGGGGGCTATTTAACATATTGTAGGTTTTGCGCACCTAAATGGGAGTTTTCGACAACAACATTTTGATAACAAAACGCCGCTATTGCAGTTCGAGCAAAACGACAAATGAAACAGATTTTTTCCTGTGTTTTCTCTGCTGCAATCAATCCAGATCAGGCAGTTGATTTTCTAACGCCGCTTGCGCTTTTGCGTAATCCTCCGGCGTGTAATTCACCTGGTTGATCGGACCACCATCAGCACCTGTTAACTCCGTTCGGTTTTTCAGCATACCCAGATGTTGAGCAACCATCTTCAGGGCGTCATCCTGATTGCGCATGAGCACCTCCAGACCGAACTTACCTTCTTTCACGCCAGCGTATAGCCGACGAGCTGCGCCGCGTAAATCTCGCGTGTCATGAAAGTGCGACCGGCTAACACCCATACCGTTACAGCGTGGGCATTCAGGATTGGGATCGAGCTGGGCGTCAAAGCCATAACCGCCGTTATCTTTCGGTACTGGCTTTTTGGCCTGTGTTGCTCTGTCGCTCGCTTCTTCAAACTCTACCGCATCCTGCCACTGATACTGGAAGCCGAATCCCCAGCAGTGACGACAGCACAAGCGGCGCAATTCAGTAATCTGGTTGGCGTCAGCGGTCGCAATCTCCCACCACATTTTCAACACGTCATCCTGTGTGATTTGGGTGCGGCGTTCTCTCGCGTCCAGAGCATCGCGTATAGCCTGATTAACCGATACATTCCGATACAAGCGTCGTGCCGCTGCCGCTGCCGTTTCGCCCTCGCTTTTGTACCCCGCCCTTTTATATGCGGCGGTCTTGTCCATGTCGATCAGGTACTCATTCACGAATCTGGCCTGCATGTCTGTAAGGCCGTATTCATCGGGGTTTAGCGTCCATTCGTCGTTGGTGTTTTCAATTACCGAACGAGTGGAATCAATTTGATTTTCAACTTGAGAAATTGATTTTTTCGCACGCTCTTTGGGTTGCGCAATGCGCAGTTTTTTCTGCGCAGGTTCTTGCGCAGTTTGCGCAGATGGATCTTTGATATAGCGGCGTGCAGAGTTGTGATTAATTCCCCGCGATTTACACCAATCTTTTCGTGAAATACCCGTCTTGGCATGCTCGGCGAGGAACTGGTCTTGCAGTGCTCCCCAGTCCGTTCTTGCCATTTTTATTCCCCTGATAAAACCATTACGCTATTCACTCGGAAATGAATAATGTGATGGCAATAAAAAACCGCCCGGAGGCGGTCTGATGGAACTACCCAAAACTTAATCGAAGATGAACTCAATAGAATGCATCTCTGCTAGTTTATCCAGAATGACTTTTTTATTAATGCGGCCACTCAAGTACTTTATGTAAATATTAGACAACTCTTCCCACAGCCTTGTTAGGTTGGTTTTCTTTAGCAGCCCTTCACACATAACCCATGCGGAAGTTGCATCATGCCAGCATTTTTTAAGGTCACTCTGGGCGACTACTATTTCTTCATAATTTTGTAAAGTATGGGTTCTTGCTGCCATCTCAATGTGCATTTCCTGTACCATTGATGTATCCCAATTATTTGGCATCATATGAATGGCGTACTCCAAAGCCAGCAGAGACCTTTTGAATTCACTCTTTATTTTGGTCTTTTCTTGTTTTTTCCAAGTGTTTAGGGCAGCTATAGCATAAAAAAGGGTAAAAACTGAACTAACAGCAGTGACGCCAGTCGCTATAGCCCCCCACATAACCCAATTAGCAGAGTCCCGAGTGGCAAGCAGTGTCTCGTAAGAAATAATATCCACGTCCATTATGGCCCCTTAATTTTTATGTGCTGATTCTACATTACTCCGGTACTGAACGAAGGGAAAAGATCAACTTATACGGACGCTCTGCCCACATTGCTACTTCAATAGCTTTTCTCCAAGCAATAAAAAACCGCCATGAGGCGGTTAGGTTTTATTTCTTAAACTTTGCGGCTTCCTCTATCTCTTTGCAAGCTAGCCCCACATTTGGGTGCTCAACTATCCGGTATTCAGTATTCCCGATGATTAGCCCGCTAGCTTCACTGATGAGCTTTTCAACATCACCACCAGATTCTCTATAAGCCCCCAAAACAGCTATTAACGCCTGCTCTAAAGCAACCTCTCTACCAGCCATAATCCACCTCTTTTTGTATGAAATGAACACTTTAAGCCAATAGGCTTAATTTTTTCATGACCTCATTCGCAGCATTGCTACTTTTTTACAGAGTTATGAAGATACTTGCTATCGTTACAGGCATTCAATGAATGATCGTTTAGATATCACTGCTTCATAAGTTTCATGGCATGGAGCATTACGGGTAGAAATGGAATTAAAAATGATAATAACAAAATGAAATAGTTAGAGCGCTCAATATATGTGACTATTACATAATCCCTTAGCGGGGTCATAAGGAGAAGAAGCTGAATCCCTGAGAATAAAGCCAACAAAATAAAAAACGCAAAAACACTAATTAAAAAAAATCCGGTGAATTGCTTGCGTGTCATATCTTGATGGCAAGAAAAAGCATTTTTAAAATTTCTGAAATAGGTGAACATAGTCATACCAACGAATCTTTCTAGTAATCTACCTTAGCATTATTATCCATCACCTAGCTATCACCCCCTGAACTTGTAGCGCACGAATGTAATCATGCAGGTAAAGCAGTTTGGCTTGGTCATCCTTTATTCCGGCTCTGATATCGAGAATGTTTCGTCCAGCAACCGGAGAGAGTCGGAGGGCGGTTGCATTGCCCATGCTGCTGGCGCTGAGTACTGCTCCCGAGCTGAGCTCACAGGTTGCAAGTTCTGCTTTTGCGAACTGCACCCGACGGCGACCAGCGGCAATATCAGCAGCCAGCTTCGCATTTTCACTTTGCGCATTTTCCCGTTCCTTTGTGTGTTCGGCGTCTAAGGCCGCTATCTGCTGCTGAAAACCATGTTCACGTCTGCGAGCTGCTTCACTATCCGTTGTCGCTTTGTCTGATACTGATTTCAGCACAAGAGCATGTTCGCTTTTCAGTGTCGCTATATCAGCGTCATAGCTCGTTGATGTGATCCACCAACAGAATGCTCCGCCAGCGATGATTCCTGCCACCAGCGTACCAGTGGCCAATTTCCAGTTAGGAATGATACTCATGCCAGAACCTGTCGAGCGCGTTCGAAGCGCTCACGCCGATCGGCCAATCCGTTACTCCCACCGTTGATCAATAGCGTTACTGCAACGACGTCATCAGCTACAGCGCCGCATTTACGTGAATTCCAGAACCATGCCGCAGAACGCATAGCATAAATGTCCTGCTCTAATAGCTCAGGTTTAGCAATCAAATCCACGCCCAATACCGCACCACAATTCATGTAGTTCGTTGCGCCTGTGACTTGAATCAGCCCGCGCCCACGGAAGTTCCAGCCGTCACCCGCAGCCTTGTTCCCCATTCTCCCGCCATAAACCAGGTTAGCTATTGCCGCCTGTCGGTTCAGAGGAACGGATTTTTCACCGGGCTGACGCCCCAGCATCGAAATCTGGTCAGCACTCAGACGATGGCCGAATGTCGCTTTCAAACCATTCTGGCTGTAGTTAAACGACTCAACGATATGAGAAAATCCGGCTGACTCGTGGCCCACTTGAGCAATAAACATCGCTTGTGCCACCGGCAGAGTGATGCCGTATACATCGAATGTGTCCTTAATAACCGGATACCAACGCGCAGCCAGCTCGGCGCTGATATTAGCCGCCATTTGAAATTGTGACTGATTCATATTTATACCTGCGAATTAGTGTCGCCAGTCTTACTTCCAACAACGCGGCGAAGAATGGAACTGATATAGTCAATGCCGAGGAAGCCGATGAATACGCTGCCCATCGACGCAAAACTCGAATCCCATCCCAACGCTGATAGCCCGTCATTGATGTAATAGGCCACCAGCGAACACATAGCAGCATCGAGCAATCGTCGTGACCAGCTATCACGACCAACATACGCGGCACGCAAAAGCGCCATCACCGCAGCAGCAACTGAGTAGCCGACTTCTTTCTGTGTAAACCACGCGATTATCTGCGCCCACATGTCGGGATTTTTGTCTGGCATTTTCATAGTCTCCACCTCCGAGTTACGGGGCGCTGTGTGATTTGAGGGCAAAGAAAGCCCGCCGCTTGCTTACAGCGGGCTATGTGATTTATTGATTAGTTACTACTGAGCGGTATTAGCAGCCGAGGTCACTCGCAAGAGCGCCCTTTTGTGACTTGATGGAATTAGCTACGTTAGCTGGCAGTGCTGACCAGATTGTCAGGCCTGTCTTCTGTTCGATTTGACTAACAGTCACTTGGAAATTACAGAAGTTAGCCGCACGCGGGGTGTCTTGATTCATAATGAACGCCGCAAATTTGCCATCAGCCGGACTTGAGCCGGTGAACAGTACTTTCCAATAGCCACTCGGGATCTGGACCGTTGGAGCATTCGGTAACGTTGCAATGTTGCGTTCGAATAGTGGACCAGTCACTGTGTAGACAGTTTTACTATTCGACAGAGCCCGTTCCTTGTCCTCTAAGCGCACCCACGCGCCCTGGTTCAGCGCTGCTTTTTGCGGTGTGATATTTGATAGATAATTCAGAGATTGCCAGTCTGATGATCCACCGAGCCCAGCAAGCGGTGCCTGGTGGCCTCGATCAACAGCCAACGCAGCATTTGCGCCAGTGTATGCTGCTGGTGCCAGCGTATCAGCAGCAGGCAAATCAGGGTCTTGACGCCAGGTGCGCGAGCGGCCACTTGCTTGGCTTGATGACGTCATTTTATACGCTACCCAGTTCGCGAAACGAGTAGAGGCGTTGTTGTTCAGCGTGTATGCGTCACGGATTAATGTCTGCGAGCTACCGCCGACTGGGCAGCCCACCCCGCAGTTGTCTTTAGACACAGCAGCGACTGCTGCAACAGCAGTCTGACGAGCTGGTGCGGGAACGGCAATTTCAGCTTGCTGCTGAGGTTGTTGTTCGGCTGTCTCTTGCGGTTGGTACGTTGAGCAAGCGCCCAGTAGCAAAACTGGAAGCAGTTTTATGAAATTCTTCATGCGATGTATCCCTCTTCTTTGAAGTATGTACAGTTTATGCGTCGCTAGGACACGTTCAATGTACATAAAGGGGTTATCGCAGCTTATTAAACTGGTTTACATATTCCTTGTTCTGCAAGAGAAGCATCGTATTAGAGTGGTCGTACGGAAAAAAACCTTAATGCTCAAAGTTAAAGATTATCCAGGCTTTTGCCGATAACCAACTATCTTTTTAGTTATATCTGGTTATCTAATATGGCAAAAAAACATCCTGGTATATGCCCTCATTGCAGGGAAAAAGTGACTCCTGACATTATCGAAGAAAACTCCATAAGAAGAGATAAGTGCAAGTGCCCAAAATGCGAGGGGGTAGTATACGTTTGTAGAACACCAGGGTGCGATGATTACGCTAAAGGCGGTAATACATATGACGAAGAATTATGCCCGCAGTGCACAAAAGTTGTAGCAGACAACACAGGAACAATACTAAAAGGTGTCGCAGCGATTGCTGTTCCAGTCATAACCAAAGCAGCGATTGATACTATTAACCCCACTAAAAATTAGTGAAATAAAAAACCCGCACTGATGGCGGGTTTCTGTGATTCTATCGCTTGCGGATACAGCTTCGCGAAGTATATCTGAATTCAACCAGTGATTGGCTCACTTTGCAAGTAAAATCTTTCGCTACTAGTCTCGAACGCATCGCACATCGGCTGATATAACATAGACTCAGCCATTCCCAGCCACACATCAATACGACGACGGCATGTCATGAAGCTCATTTCTGGATGGGATAAATGAAACTCTTCTGCGATTTCACGCATGCTCATTTTTCCCTGATACCGGCGTTCCAGCAGCCGCAACAGTGGTTGATTGTCTTTCATTGCTCCAGCTATGACTTTGTCCATCGCCAGCCCTTCATCATCGGTACAGAATACCAGGCTGCTATGTCTGCTCTGCTGAAGCATGTCGTTAACCCACGATTCAAGCTCCTTTGATGAGCATCCCTTTTTACGTAACGCTTTAAGGGCTTTGCTCATATCATCTTGGCTGACAACGTACTTACCCAGCAACTTCTTAAACATATCCGTTGCTGTTGGGCTGGTGTTTATAGCTGACCAACGCCCCCACATTTTTAATTTCCCTTGAATCCAAACACTTTCCAATGTGCGCAAGCGGAGAAGCTCACCACCTCTCCCAACCTCAGATGGATAGATCATAATTTCCCCTCAGCTATCAAAATGTTTAGTGTTCTCATTACGCCCTCGGCATGGCAAAGGCGGGCTGCTTCTGTGTCGATGTGCCGAGTTCTGCGGTCTACCTCGTCATGGCACGCGCTACATCCCCACGCAGCCTGTCGATCATCTGGTTTTATTCCGGTACCGCATGTGCCAGCCAGACGATAGTGTGTTAATACGGTTGTCTCTGGATTGAAGTTACACACGCCAGGTATGCGGATCTGACAATCGCGGCCGCGTGCCTCTTCTTTGAAATTGATCATGCGACGTACTCCAGCAACTGCGCGGCCGCGTTTTCTGCTGCCTGCTGGGTAGGGAATGTGCGATAGAGGATGTAATTCCAGAGGACGTTAAGGACAGCTCTGTACAGTTCAGAGAATTCAGTCTCGTCCATTTTCGCAAACGAGATAGATTTGGGCTCGTTACGCTTGGTGCCATCAGGCATATAGAACGTAAAGTAGAATCCCGCCTCTATCGTTACCCACGCTCTGAACGACTCAAACGATTTAACGGCAGCAATATTAACTGCTCGTTTTTGTGCGGCATCGTTGAGGTATTGTTCGGCCAGTTCCTGAATTGTCCCCTCATGGCCTGCGTAGTACGCAATCCATTTTACAAATCCATTTACAAGCGATCTGTCTGCCGGAGATATGGCACCGCCGTTCGGCTCAAAATAGTGAAAGCCGAGGTTTAGGAGTGAAAAGAATTTGCGATGAAAGGCTGCATTCCGCGCCTTTTTAAAGTCAGCACAAATGACCGAGCCGACCTTAAGCCGATTCAGGTATTCGCGTGTATCCGGCGTTGATGGGACGAGTATCCCGCCAGATGATTTTACAAGTGATAATTGCGTCATTGGTTTTCTCTCCAGTGACGCAGCAGGCGATGGCTGTTCAGGCCATCAGCGGGAATTATATATTGTTATTTTAAACTTGGCTTACTCGATATCCGGCTCGTTCTAACATTTGCGTGAAAAGCGTCGGGGTGCCGACAATTTCCTCTGGCTGGAGCGGCATAAATGAAATCGTATCGCCCCGCCGGTACGTTAGTGCCCGGTCAAATTCTGGAAAATCCTGAAACGTCGCTACAACGACATGGTCACGGCAGCGCACAACTGCATAGCCCGAACCTGGTAGTTTTATTGCCAATCCATCACCTTAAATAACTGTATATCCATACAGTAATGATATTATATAAAATATTCCAATTTGCAACAAAAAGGCCCCTAAGGGCCTAAGAATTAATGTGCTATGTGATGTGTTCTATTACTTTTAAGCAAATGCAGCATCATTGGGGCCAATAGCGGTTACTTAGTTATGAATTTATATACACCCCATGATGCAAGTCCTACTACTGCCGCCCCTGCGACAGCCCACCCAACTACAGGAACAACCGCGCTACTTGCAGCAGCACTCGCTATAGCAGCGACACCACCAGCCATACCAGTACCACCAGTTGCAATGGCACCACCACCAGCCGCAGCAATTGCACCAGTCGTTACGGAGGCTGATGCTCCAGCTGCTACAGCAGTAGCGGCCACAGCTTCTGCTGCCGCAGCTACGCCAGCCACACCGATCGCAGCACCAGAACCAGCACCTACTGCAGCACCAACACCTACAGCTACACCTTCACCAATAGTGTTTAATTTTTCATCCATTATTATCTCAAACTCCCATGTTTTATTTAAACCATTTAAAATGGGTTTTATAGCTCTACTAATATAAGGTTTATTTTTTAGCTATACAACTTAGCAAAGTTGCGTTCCTAATAAAAAATCGCCAATAATAATTCATCTGGTTTTTTCTGCTAAACTAAGTAAAACTAACAACCAGATCAGAATACATTTACTTAAAACCATATAATTCTCGGTGCATCCTAAGAAATTTTTTATTTTCCTCTTTAATAAGACTAATCTTCAATTCATTAGAAACACCTAACTTACACAAAATTTCATCACTGAGCGTATCTTTTATTAAGATATTTCCATTATCGTTAAAGCTAATTAATCCTTTATCAAAAAGCCTGTCTAATGCTGGGGATAAAAGAAGTCCGTTAAATTTATTTATTTTATCTTCATCTTCACTTAAGCACCAAGGATATATATGTGATGCAATAAGTAAGTCTTTACGATCTACCCCTGTCACAGCACACTTATCTTCCCAAAGATCTAATAAATCCCTTCTATATTCACCTTGCCCAACCCTTGCTTTAGCAAGGATTTTTCTTTCGTATTCTTTCTTAGTCCCCTCACCAAGTAAAATATCCAGCTCCAGCCCTTCTATTTTATCTATAAGATATAACCCAGCATGTATAGATAAAGATGACATGTAGATTTGAGTACAAAGTCCGCGTTTATTAAAAACTTTAGGGTGGCAACAATCGTTATAAAGCTCTATAAATTCCTCTTTGAATTCTCTGATATCAATTGGTGAAGCTAACTCTTCATAAGAAATATCGACCTTCCACCCCTCGACCTCCCAAGCCGAAAACTTCCTATTTTCAGGGCGTCCAGCATTATACGAATCACTTGTCGCTCTTAATATCAAGTTAACTTTCCAGTCTCGATAGCAAAAAATAACATCTCCGGACTTTATCTTTGACATGGGCTCCCAGCCAGCATTTTTTACCTCTTTACCCTTAGCGTTAGTAGCATATTTCGGAGCCCACAAAAAGCCATATTCTTTAACTTCTTTAAAGCTCGTTCCCAGATTAACCCAAAAAAAATTCATATATGGCAATCCCTTTTAATAAATTAAAAATATAAAAGCCTATTGGTTTTTAACTCTAAGCAATGAAATTCAGATTTGAAACTTCAAATGAATTATAAAAGCCTACAACAATGAAGGATATCACTTTCTATTGTTTAATTACAAACCATAAAGAAGTGCCTTCCGACGCTTCAAACTGATAATAAATAAGCAGGCATCATAGATTAGCCTTCTACTAAATACTAGAAGGCCAAATACTCATGCAGACCTACTTTTTACAAAAATAATCCAATGGGTTTTATCACTCTTCCCTGTTCGTTGCATGATAATCGGGCGCTCATTTGTCAGTGATAAAACCTGGCTGACAGGAATCTGTGTTTCGTTCCATTTGAAAATCAACACGCCAGCAGGTCGCAGAACGCGAAACGCTTCGCTAAACCCAGCGCGCAAATCATCGCGCCATGTCAGTGGATTCAATACACCGTATTTTTTACGCATCCAGCCTTCCGGCCCCGCTCGCTCCAAATGCGGGGGGTCGAATACAACGACAGGGAAAGAATCATCAGCGAAAGGGAGTTGGCGGAAATCGGCAATGATGTCTGGCGAAATAACCAGGCTGCGACCATCACATAGCGTGTGCTGTTCGCTTCGGTTATCAACAAACACAGCGCGCAGATCGCTTTTGTCATACCAGAACATGCGACTGCCGCAGCACATATCGAGAATTTGTGTCATGCGGTACCGCCTTTTTGATGCAAGCTTTCTCCACACTGACTGCAAAAATTCCCACGCTCATCGCGGTGCTGACACTTCGACAAGTTCCAACCGCAAATGGCGCATGTGTCCGCACCATCGTCCGCAGCCTTAAAAGCACGCCCGCCGTCATGTTTGCAATAATTCTGAAAGCGGTGTTCCAACTCTTCGTAAGTAGGCTTTTTCATGCGTCACCGTCCTTGCGTAACTGCGGAGCGGCGGCAATCATGGCGGCATAAATATCGTCGTATTTCACGTAGAGAGCGCCGTCCGTACCGCGAGTTACACCGCACGCAATGGCAGCAGCCATCATTTCTGAATCGGCGGTAACAGGAACCAGCGCCCAGCCCTCCAGCGCTGGAGTTGGCCCACAGCCTTTAGCCCAATCGATGCCGATCCAAACAGGATTTCCAGACTGGAGCATTGCGGCGCGGCAGGCGTTCCATCCAGCCTTTTGTTGCACCATACCAAATTGCCTCAGCATTTCTGCGACAGCCATAAACGAACCGAACTCGTAATAATTCGCTGGGTCATCACCCTGATGGCGTCCGCCTAAATGCCTAGCCCAATCGCCAAAACTCCAATCAAAACGTTCGCTGCGCTTCTCATCCGGCACTACAGGCAGGGGTGGGGCGATGTTGGCGAATGCTGCACGTAATCCTATTTTGCATTCATCAACGTCATCAGAACTTGCAGTCTCATCCGTGAGCGCCCGGAAAAATGCCAGCGCCATATCATCGTTGACCACAACAGGCTCTTTCGCCGCCCTGTCATAAGCCTCCAAACGACTGCGCAGACCCAGAGTTTCGCCATTCAGCCGCACGAACGCATCAACGACGCCGGACTGAACAGATTGATCGGGCGGGATATCCAGCGCATGACGAATGCAGGCCATTTCGCGTGACATGCCGGATTCTGCTTCCAGCAGTAACTCGATGCGGTTAGCTACCTGGTTTAACAACGAGCCGTCTTGACTATCCGGTATCAACGCACGGAGCCGCTCAATCATCACCGCTGTAGACATTTCAGGTTTCATGCGCGTACTCCTGCCAGCAGTTGAGTAAAACGAGCCTGTGCGGGGTGAACGCCAAAGCCAGGATGAATTTCACGAAACAGGTGGAACCGGTATTTTCCCGGCGTACCGACTGCGATCACTTGATTATTTTCTCTAAGCGTTCCGAGGGCGGAGCTGGCCTCGCGGCGAGTTATATCTAAACCACGGGCAATCTCTGTCCGCGTTAATCCTTCGTTGCGGCGAACGTAGCGCAGCACGCGCTGCTGTGTTGTCATCTTAGTTTTCATTGGTCAAATCTCGATTTGGTTAAATCAGCCCCGCAGCCTTACGGCGCAGGTACTCTTCGTGCATTTGCTGTGCTGGTGTTGGCCCACCTGTGTGTTTTGGTGCCGCAAGCTGGCGCCGAACAGGTGGAATACTCATCCCATGCGCCACGTGCTTAACCCACTTGTTCAGCAGCCGTTCTGCCAGCCGCTCCAGTTCTCCTGCCGTCATGCGTTTTTCTACGCCAGCACGCCGCATCTCGATGCAAATGTGATACAAAACCGGCTGGCGCCAGGGGAACTCGGTGCTGCTCGAATAGCGATACGACTCGTTGCGCCAGCGCTTGTACTCGGCCATCACGTCAGCGATGTTGAGCCCGAACGGGTTAGCTCCGCATTCAGCAGCTAGCGACATGAATTCGGCAAGGTCTGGCGGCCACGTATTTCCCGCGGCACAGCGTTCGGTACACAGACTGCATATCCTCGCCAGTTCCTGGTCACTCAACGCGCCGACTTGCGCCATCCAAAGAGCCGTTGGCGTCAGCCCGTTCTTGCTCGTCCACCGATTTGAATATATTCCCCCCATGGTTTCCCACAGAGTCCATACCCTGCTGCTGTTCCCATGCTGCTCGAGCTGCACGGATGTCCCTGACGGTTTGAGATTCGCCAGCGTTTGATTTTTCTGCATGACTTGCTCCGATTGGTTGTCTGATTGACTGCTGGCGGCGCTCATACAGCACGCTGTCAGCAAACTTTTGTTCCCACTGAACGTGGTTAAATATTTTTCCCTCAGCTACCCAGTACGACGTAAACGCGGCCAGTTCCTGTTGTGTATAACCCGGCGATGGACCGGAAATCGCTCGCCCCCACAGCGCAGCACGCTGCTGAAAATCCGGTGATGGCATCCATCCGTCGTACAGAGTGAACTTGCCGATCGGGATATCAACACCGTCCAAGTAGCTAGGGGCTACAGGGTCAGGTTGTTTTTGTCCTGCTGGTGGTCCTGTGTTTTCCTCCTTAGGCTCATCGGATAAATTTTCATCGCCCCCAGAGATAGGGGGTTTATCTTTTAGATCTTCTCTTCTCTTCTCTTCTCTGGTCCGCTTTTTGTCCGCATTGTCTGCGGACGATTTGCGGGCGTTTCTCTTTCTATCCGCCTCCTGCGCTCGTCGCTTTGCAGACTGCCCGTTATGTTCAAAAAACCTCGGCATACAAAGACTTGAATCAGCACACTCCAGCCAGCCGACAGCAATCATTGCATTAGCAAAACCGGGAAAGCCGATCATGTCGTCGAGCGTCTTTGGTGAATATCCGTCAAGCACTCCGTCAACAGAGTGCACATCGAACAGACACCACGATGCATGCAGTGCGCCGATTACGCGCAATCTGTCCGCATCAAGTGCGGACGCAATGCGGACGACTTTCGGATGCGTGTGCAAATCTGTTCGCATCTTTATCCAGTCTCCGGCCATTAGTTACTCCAAATTGCTAGTGTTAGTTTTTGCCGCGTAGCGTTACGGGCTTTGTTTTGCTGGGCTGCTTCGTGCTGTACTTCTCAGCCCACAACCGGCCTTCACGCAGGCAGTCGTCAATCATCTTGCCCTTGCCGCTGGATTGAGAAACGCGGCGGTAATACTCCAGCGCCTTGGCTACCCCCCCCTGAGCGATACCGGGTGTGTAGCCCTTTTTCAGCAAATCCTCGCGAACGTGTTTTTCGATAAACTGCAAATGATTCATTGGTCAAAACTCGATTAGAAAATCCCGTTAAACATCGTCACGGTGCTGTCAAGAACTGCTGCCCAACGGTCAGGCGGCGCGAGCTGAATCAGCGACATGACCCCTTCCCTTATCTTTTGCTCCAGTTCACGCAGCGGTTCACCCAGCAGCGCGGCCTGCTTTGCTTCTGAGCATTCACGCGACGCAGTGGCCACCAGCTCCGCTTTTGTCTTGCCCTTCTTCAATCCGTACTGGCGCGCTATCTCGATCGGCATTACGTCTGCAATTACCGGCGCTAACTGCTCGATGTATCCTGCATAGCGTTTGGAGTTAAATGGGTTATCCAGCCAGCGAAACAGGTTCTGCTTATTGTTCCGCGCTGAGTCGCCCAGTTGCAGCCCGCGACCGCCGCGACGCCTCCACTCTTCAACCACCAGCAGTGCGATCGCTTCCTGCGCTTTACCCGGCAGCGTTTTCTGCCACGCATCCACAGCGTCACGAACAGCAGCGTGAGCTGATACAGACTGACGAGATTGATTTCTGGATTTCAGTAATCTCGTTTTGGCGTAGTTATCATCCTGATAAGTTTGCGTGTGCATTATTTCCGTTCCGTGGTTTTGGTTGGTTTGGGTGGAAAGACGCTGTCCAGAGTGCAATCACCGCCCAGCTTGTTAAGTGTCTCGACGATTACACGGCATTCAATCAATCCGGGATCACGCAAGCTGGCTTCGTAGTTGGAGAGACGAGAGCGCCCCCAACCAAGCACCTTTGCGAACTGCGTTTGAGATAGGCCGAGCTTCTGTCGCTCGATGGAAATGTTGTTCACTGTTTTCTCCTCACAAATTGGATAAGAGAATTAGACACAAAACGTGACTAACAGTCAATAACAATACGTGAATACTTTGATTGCCACATTTCGTGGTAGAATTTGAGGCATGAAAACAATGTCAGAAATCATCGGCGAGAGACTTAAAGATCTCCGAACAAAGAAGAACTTAAGCCAAGCACAACTTTCAAAGTTGTGCGGATGGGCTACAGCTTCTCGCGTGGGTAACTATGAGCTAGGTACAAGAAGCATTGGTGCAGATGATGCCGTTGTTTTGGCAAGAGTTTTGGGGGTTACTCCATCTGAATTACTGTTTGGGGAACCAGGGGATTCGTCTCAATGGTTGACTGATCAGCAAAGAAAGATGCTCGAACTCTTTAATCAGCTCCCTGAGGCTGAACGCGAGCGCATGATCGACCTTTTCCAGCTCCGACTGAAAGAAATCGATGAGTATGTGGAGAAGTATCTTAGGGGTAGGTATAAACCAGCAGGCGATTGATTTTTAGAATTACACACAGCGCGAATCCGACGCAGAGCGGATAGCATAGTCTTATTCGGGGAATAAGGTGATTTGAGAATCACCAAATTTTCATATTTCTTAAAAGGGTAAGATTATGAATCAAATTGAATTGCCATTTATTGAGCGCAGAGAAAACAATGTTGTCATTTCTCAGAACGTGTTGGATGGATACATAAACGCCACTTCAATGTGCGAGGCTGCTGGGAAAAAGCTAAGTCACTATCTTGAAAACGCGTCAACAAAAGCTTTCGTTAACGAGCTTTCTACCGACACCGGAATTCCGGCATCGCAATTAATTCAGGCAGTTAGGGGTGGTTTTCCTCAGCAACAAGGGACGTGGGTTCATCCGCAGATTGCAATACACCTAGGTCAGTGGGCTTCGGCAAAATTTGCTGTGTTGGTATCTAAATGGGTTTTTGATTGGATGTCTGGTGCAAAGACTCAACAATCAAGCCTGCCTTATCACATAAAAAGATATATGATAAATAGAGAAAAAATCCCCCCCACACATTTCTCTATGCTTGATCAAATGACGTTGAAATTACTGGCCCCATTAGAGTCTCGCGGATATATTTTACCGCAAAAAATGATGCCTGACATATCGCTAGGACGGTTCTTCAGCAAAATGTTACGAGAAAAAGGCTATAATCCTGAGTCGTTTCCGACATACAGTCATGAATTTAATGACGGCAGAAGGCCAGCTGTTGAAGCAAGGCTTTACCCAAATGAAATGATGACCATGTTTAATTATGAGATAAATAATTGGATAAAAAACAAATCAGTAGCTTATTTCACAGGGAAGGACAATGAAGCGATACCTCATCTGCATCACATAATTCTGGCGCTACCAGCCCCAGAATAATAAGCGCCTTACAGAGAAACAAGAAGTAGTTATCGTATCCTATACTACATATCCCCACTCGAACCCGCTCCATTTTTTGTGCCCATCCCGCTCCGGCGGGATTTTTTTGCCTGAAATTCCCCAAACCAGAGTCCCCATCTAGTCCGAATTCGTGCGCGCAAACTTGACACGAATTGTGTTTGACATATCAGACACGATATGTGACTATTATTTTCACACAACGCAGCAACGCCCCAACGCATAACCCACTGAGCAATACCCCGAGTTACTCAGTGATGCAGAAGGGCTAAGTAGCCAGCCTGAGGCGAAAGAACATGACGGCAGTTGCTGAGATTTAAGTAATAGCGCAGCAGGTTTTATCAACGTTCCGCCAGCCGGGCGACAACGGCAAAGGTGATTATGGATAACAGCACATTCTTTAAAACGCTGGGTGCCATTATCGGTTTGTACGCAGTAGCCGTGATGTTGATGGCGGGATTTATAGCGGTGATTGTCGCCGTATTTCATGGGTGAGGAAGATATGAAAGAAATGATGGTAATCAGTTATGGCAGTCCTCTTCTTGCAAAAAACATGGACAACTTCATGTTCGTGAAACGCTTGCAAGGTTGGGAAATCGAGCTGAATGCGGACCGCCAGCAAGTCATTTTAACCCGTTAACAAAAGGATCTTGTTGATGGAAACATTATTCGCGCTGGTTCTCGTCATCTGTACGACGACTGGCGAATGTCACGAAGCCGTACTGGGTGTTTACGACACGAATCAGGATTGTGTCACAGACATGTACGAGCAGCGCGTTAACGGCGAATGCTGGCCAGTCGAGGGAATTATCAGGGCTGACGGCCAACAGCCAGCAACGAAATAATCGAGTTCTGACCAATAACCATTAGCTAGCGGATTGCTGGCACCAGGGAAAAGCTGCTCGCAGCTTGAAACGCAAAAACCCGCCGAAGCGGGTTAGTACGCCGGTTCGCCGACCAAAGCTTACCGGAATCGAGTTTTGACCAATGACCACTACCCGAGGGAGCTATCAAAGTCCCGGGTAGTCTACTATCCAAAGGAGCTAAAACGCAATGCCTATGCAATTTCGTTATATTACCGCATACCAGAAATCAGGCAAAAAAAGCGCAGTCTGCCTTCTTGATGAAAAAACCGAGGCTAGAGCAGATCGGGAAATCCTGAACATTCTTGAAGACAATGAAATTGAAGTTGGTCGCGGCACTGATTATAAAAATCCCGTTGCTACCGACGTGCCTATTTTTGATGACTTACCTGAAATTGGTGTACTGGATTTTACGTGGTGCGATCGCTATGAGCTCTTGGAAGATGAGCGCACATGGCGAAAAATCACCAGCGCCGAACCAGTGTCAACGAGCATTCAGGATGAGCACACCGCTATTACAGGACAAACCGCATCAACTCAATTAGCTGACACACCAGCAACTGACGGCACAATCACTATCGAGCAAGCCTCATTCGCTCAGCGCGTTCTCGGCGGTTGGCTGTTCGGCTCATTCACTAAATTGTTTGCTGGACAGCAGACCGATATTTCTACGCTGCAACACGACATGGACGCGACTTATGTTCAGAATCTGCTACTGGCGCTGAACAACGCTAAAGAACTGTTGCAGGCGCAACACTGCTTCCCTGAAACACTGTTCGGCCTGGTTGACTCCATCAAATCAGTATGGGTGCCGGACGGTAAAGCGCCGACAGTTGGCGACATCGTTTCATTTTCGAAAGAATGGCTAAACGCACGTAACGAGGATTCTACGCTCGAGCGTTCGGGTCCATATCGTCACGAAGTAACCGCCAAATGGGCGAAGAAATCTGGCGTACAGCGCACTGAGTCTGGTGCTATTGCCGGTGATGGTGGTAACACTGATCGCGGTTACACCCACACCTTAGACACTCTTGATATCGAAATTGCGCTGTTCACGACACCATTTGATTTTGATATCTACAATATTCCTGGTCCTGTTTATCGCCGAGCCAAAGAGATTGTCGCAAATAAAGAGCAGCCATTTAAAACATGGAGTCTTGCATTGCGATCGATGCCGGGTGTTTTGGGTGTATTCAAAGCAGGGATAGGCGCCCTAATCCGCAAGGCCAATCAGGATGTAACTCACTTCCCTGACAGTCTCCAGCGATATATTAATTCAACGTTGACGGCTGAATATTACACGACGCCGACACCAGAACTGCTGGCGCTGGCACGTCACACACCTACCGATCCTGCTACACCAGAAAACGTCGAAAAGGTTTGGGCGGGTGCAGAAGAGGCACTATCAGAACCAACCAATACCGACCCCCAGCCAGAAATCAAAAACGTGGGCAAAGGTATGTTCTCTGTTGACGGCTTAGTGAATGAAAGCCAGCCCCTCAAACAAACACAGCCGCTATCCATCGTTGATATGGCGCGCCAACAATCCGCCACGAAGACGCTGAATGAAGTAAATCGACCCAGTAGTGAAACCCCCTCAAATGAGGGAGAAAAACCGGAAAATGATGGGGTGGACAATGTGCAGATGGAAACGGCTGGCAACCAATCGGGCGAAACTAATTCAGCGGTATCGGCGTCAGCGAATGATGATGGCTCTATTGAAGAAGCAAGAGCAGCTCTCGAATCAGCAGTAAATAAATGGGTGGGTGAAGGTGGGCAGCCTGAGGAACCAGCAGAGCCGAAAATCACCGACGAACCGCCATACTTCGAACCAGGTCGCTATGAAGGAGTGTCGAATAACGATTACCACGCGGCGAACGGCGTCAGTAGCACGCAGGTGAAAGATGCGCGGGTTAGCCTGATGTACTTCAACGCTCGCCACGTAGCCAAAACTATCGCGCGTGAGAACTCAAAAGTATTGGATATGGGTAATTTGGTGCATGCGCTCGCGCTGCAACCAGAAAACCTGCTGGCTGAATTCAGCATTGAGCCGGTAATACCTGAGGGCGCATTTACTACGACAGCGACGATCCGCGCGTTTATCGATGAGCATAACGCCACCCTGCCAGCCCTGCTGTCTACAGACGATATCAAAGCCTTGCTGGAAGAGTACAACGCCACCCTGCCGCCGCAGGTAGCACTTGGCGATGACGTTACACAAACTGGTGAGAATTACATGTCTCTTCCAGTAGAGTTTCAGCGTGTAGAAGAGGGGCAAAAAGTCACCGCGGCTAAAATGAAAGCCTGCATCAAAGAGTACAACGCCACCCTGCCGCCGCAGGCCAAAACCAGCGGGAGCCGTGACGCGCTGCTGGAGCAACTGGCAATCATCAATCCTGACCGGGTGGCGCAGGAAGCGCAGAAACCGCAACCGCTGAAAGTGTCCGGTACAAAGGCCGATCTGATTCAATCCGTTAAATCGGTTAATCCAGATGCGGTATTCGCTGACGAGCTGCTCGATGCATGGCGCGAGAACCCAGAAGACAAAATATTGGTCACCCGCGCGCAGTTGGAAACAGCCCAAGCTATTCAGAAAGCGCTGATGAGCCACCCGACAGCCGGGAAGCTGCTGACACATCCAAGCCGAGCTGTTGAAGTTAGTTATTTTGGGTTTGACGATGAAACAGGGCTGGAAGTCCGTGTACGCCCAGACCTTGAAATTGATCTTGACGGTGTACGCATCGGCTGTGACCTGAAAACAATCAGCATGTGGAACGTCAAGCAAGATGGTCTGCGCGCGAAATTGCACCGGGAGATCATCGACCGCGATTACCACCTGAGCGCGGCAATGTACTGCGAGACGGCAGTGCTTGACCAGTTTTTCTGGATTTTCGTCAACAAGGATGAGGGTTACCACTGGATCGCTATCGTCGAAGCATCCGCGGAACTTCTGGAATTGGGCATGCTGGAGTATCGAAAATCTATGCGCGCGATCGCTGCGGGTTTTGATACTGGCGAATGGCCAGCGCCGATAGTCGCCGATTATGCAGACGAACTTAACGACTTTGACCAGCGCCGCCTTGAAGCGCTGCGGATGGCATAGGGGGATGACCATGCAAAATTCTAACGTAGCGTTGAATGATCAAAACACAGTAGTTAACTCAAACATTGCGTTGTTTGACTCGCAATATCTGAACGCAATTAGCACATTCGCACAGATTATGGCGCAGGGCTCAGCCACAGTTCCCGCCCACCTTCAGGGTAATCAGGCAGACTGCATGGCAGTGGCGATGCAAGCTGCGCAGTGGCAAATGAACCCGTTTGCCGTTGCACAGAAGACGCATCTAATTAAGGGCGTGCTGGGTTATGAGGCGCAACTAGTTAACGCAGTAATCTCGCGTAGTGGGGTTTTGTCCAATCGCTTTGAGTACAAACGGTTTGGACCATGGGAAAAAATAATTGGTCGATTTGAAATTCGTAAAAATAAAGATGGGCAGGAGTATCGGGTTCCGGGTTGGAGCATGGCTGACGAGGAGGGTGTCGGGATAAAGATATGGGCGACACTAAGAGGTGAGGATGCTCCACGTGAGTTAGAACTGTTTCTCGCTCAGGCTCGCGTTAGAAACTCAACGCTATGGGCTGATGATCCATACCAGCAGTTGGCATATCTCGCTGTAAAGCGTTGGTCTCGGCTTTATTGCCCTGATGTAATTCTTGGCGTGTACACCCCTGATGAGCTCGAAGAACGAAGCGAGAAGGACATAACCCCAGCAAGTACAACGCAGGTCAGCTTGAAAGAAATTGTGGAGTCATCAACCACCACTAACGCGCCAGAGACAACAGTCAGCGCTCAGGAGTCCACCAGCAGTATCGATTCTCTAGCCGATGATTTCCGTGACCAGATTGAACGGGCTGATGATGTTGATAAAGCCAAAGCCATTCGCGCTGATATTGAAACTCAAAAATCAGCGCTGGGTACTGCGTTATTCACTGAGCTGAAAAACAAGGCGGTGAAACGCTATTACCTAGTTAACGCAAAAAACCAGATTGAGGCGGAGATTAACTCCCTGCCCCAGCCCGACGAACCCAACGCGGTGGAGAAATTTGCGGCGCTGGAAAAATCACTGGCTGCGGCAAAACGTCACCTCGGCGACGAACTTCATGATCAGTTCGCTGTAACGCTGTGCGATATGAAACCTGAATACGTCTACTAATTAAAATGGGGAGGCTTGCCCTCCCCGCTAAAACTGATTCTGTGAAATCTAAACACATAACGTTATGAGGCGAATATGGGAAAGCTCATCACGCTAAACGAATGGGGAAAGCGTCATTACTCAAATGACAGCCTGCCAACAATTCAAACTCTTCAGCGCTGGGCGCGAGCTGGGAAGATTTATCCAGCTCCAGAAATACAGGGGCGGGAATATCGCGTTCATGAAGATGCCGTATATATCAATCCAAAAGATTACAAGCTATCGCGCCGAATAATTGCCGAAAGAAAAGGCTTTAATTCAGATTTAGTGAGGAGAATCATCAATGGCAAGGACGACAAGGTATGATGCCAATTTGCCGCGCAACCTCACGTATCGCAAGAAATATAAATCATTTTATTGGCGGAATCCGTTAACAGGAAAAGAAATATCTCTGGGACAGATCGCACGCAGGGATGCAATTAGCCAGGCAATAGAAGCAAACAGTTTTATTGAACAGAACTTCTCCCCGATAGCTCTAATTGAAAAGTTAAAGGTAAAAAAAGAACTCACCGTCGCTGAGTGGCTGGAGCGTTACGAGGTGATTATTAAGCGCCGAGATCTGGCTGCTAACACCTACAAAACACGCTCTGGCCAGCTCGCTACAATTCAGCAATCACTGGGAGTGAAAATACTAAAAGAGGTTACAACGAAAGATATTGCTGGGTTTTTGGAGATTTATTTACAGCAAGAAAAGTTGTCAATGGCCGCAGGCTTCCGATCTGTTTTATCAGATATTTTCCGCGAAGCTATTGTTGAGGGACATATCGACAATAACCCAGTGCTGCCAACGCGAACCCCTCAGCCGAACGTAAAGCGAGAGAGGCTGGAGCTTGAGCAATATAAGGCCATTCGCATCGCTGCTGAAAAGCAGGCTCTGTGGTTTCAATTGGCGATGGATTTAGCGCTCGTCACTGGTCAACGCCGGGAGGATGTTGCTGCAATTAAATTCAGTGATATTTCGGACGGCAGGCTACTCGTCGAACAGGGGAAAACCGGAAACAAACTGGCGCTCCCTCTCGACCTGACAATCAATGCCATAGGGCTTCGCCTATCCGATGTTATTGAGCAATGCCGTAATGCCAGCAAAACGGATTACATGATTAGTGTTGGCATTAGAAAAAACAACTCGAACGGAGCTGTAGAACTCAACGGGCTAACTAAGGGATTTGTGAAAGCGAGAAAGGCATCGGGGATTGAATTAGATGAGAAGCCGCCGACATTTCATGAAATAAGAAGTCTGGCTGGGAGATTGTATGAGAAAGAACGGGGAAAGGAGTTTGCACAGAAATTGCTGGGACATGCGTCAGCAAAAATGACTGAGAAATATCTGGATACTCGCGGGAAGGAATATATCTATCTATAAAAGACCGTATATCGAATTTCGTGGATTTTTCGTGTATTTTCGTGTATTTTCGTGGCCATTGAAAATAAACCCTTTAAAAACAATAACTAAAAAAAAGACCGAATACGATTCCTGTATTCGGTCTAGGGAAATGGCTCTTGGGAGAGCCGTGCGCTAAAAGTTGGCATTTATACAAGCTGTACTAGCCCTGTAGATTTAAGCTTAGCCAACTCCTCCACGTTTTCCAGCTTCAATCCGCTCGCAATTATCACAAATGGAACAGATTTCACACTTTGCTTTAACCGTAAATGCATTAAAAATTAACATTTGGCAAATGAATCAATCACTTCATGGCTTAGCATCTGGCTGACACAGTTGCTCTGCACGCTCGATAAATGGCTGAAGGCTTTTTTTCTGTCCAGGATGTTTAGGATCGTCCAGCCAGATAGCGTCTATCGGTTGTGCACTCACCAGCCCGGACTTCATCTGCGCAATGGCAACATCGTTTAACGGATATTGCATCAGCGTCCCGGTATGTAAAGCGTACAGCGCATTGCCAGGGCGGCAAATCAGTTGAACTTCTTCACGCGTGAAAGCCCAACGATCGCCGTATTCCAGCCGGCTGATATTTGCCAGTTTGGCAACAGCAAAAGCATTCACAGAAAGTGAGGTAAGCACGATAGATAGCAAGAATTTCTTCATCATGGTATTCCCGACATGGCGTATTCAGACAATGATGTGTGTAAGTTTTGCAGCCTTATCCGAATCAGAGAAAGACAGCCTCAAACCTTATAAAACAGAATGTTGTATATCACTACTGAGGCGATCATAACGACAGAGGGAGATGAAGTCGAGCACGACGTCAGGAATAACATCGGCGGTCTAGTACCATCAGAAAAGTCGTTCAGGAGGGAAAATGGCGGGATAAAGAAAACCGTATCCCGCATCATTCAAATCATGATTGGCCGACAGAAGCGTCGCCTGTCGTTAGGCTGACGGTGCCGCCGCAGACATTTTTTTCAGGTCCTGATCGATGAAGAACAGGCCGCCTTCGCTGGCTTTGACCAGAGCCAGTTTGTCCAGAATGGAACGGAACAGCTTCTCTTCTTCATGCTGTTCAGCAACGTACCATTGCAGGAAGTTAAACGTGGAGTAATCCTGCAACGCCATCGCCGCATGGGCCAGCTCATTAATTTTTGCCGTAATCAGCTGTTCGTGTTCATAGGTCAGTTTGAAGACATCAGCCAATGAATCGAAATCAATTGGCGGTGCGGCAATTGCACCTAACACAGGCAGGCTTCCCGTGTCGTCCAGATAGTCAAACAGACGCTGCATATGCTGCATTTCTTCCTGAGAATGCGTTTTCAGGAAACTGGATGCGCCTTCAAAACCTTTATCACCGCACCATGCGCTCATCTGCAGATACAAATTCGCGGAATAAAATTCCAGATTAAGTTGCTCATTCAGCTTCTGAATCATTTCTTTTTTTAACATATTAACTCCTTATTTTCCCGGCAGGTGAAATTATTCAGGGCATTATGCCTGAAAAAACAAAATAAAAAACACTTTATTAACATTGAATAATAAATATTTAAATAACCAATAAAAACAATGTATTACATTAAATTTAAGTGATATTCATTATCACTTAATCCTTAGATAAATATATTGTTGCGAATCATTTTTATTATCAAAAATAACAACGAAATTTATATTAGTGACGAAAAAACCGTATTAAAAATGATTCCCATTTCGTAATGAGAATAATAAACATCCACATGATGAGGCGAACACTTGCCATTTTCCTATCGCTACTTTACCGTGGCACCCATCAGTCGGTGATCGATCAGCAGGAGAAAACGGTATGGGATATAATCTGGCAGAATTGTCCAAAGAGGATATGGATAAGGTGAACGTAGATTTGGCGGCATCAGGTGTTGCCTTCAAAGAACGTTACAATATGCCGGTCATTCCAGAAGCTGTTGAGAGAGAACAGCCCGAGCACCTGCGCAACTACTTTCGTGAACGCGTGATGTTTTATCGCCAGCGCTCGCTGCAGTTCTCTCGTTTACCCTACGAACCCAAGGCTAAATAGCCCTATCCCGTCATTCCAGTTTGCGCCGACTGTACCGTGGAAAATATCCCTTTCCACGGGTTACATTCTTACACAGCAAAAACAATTTTCTACTTGCATATCGGCCCGCACAGGAGGTTAATGGACAGGCAACCTAACCTTTTATCAAGCGAGGCAAGATATGAGTAAAGGACTGGATAGCAAAAAGAACAGTAAGAAGAAACCGCTGAGAACTGCCGCCGAAAAGCGGGCCGACAAAAAAGCAAAGAAAACGCAGGCTGACATTACTTAG